GCATGACTTCCTCGCGCGTGCCGCCCGGCTGATACGAGCCCATATCGTCGCCGCCAAAGTCGCCGACTACGTTTTTGATTTGATCGTGTACGCAATCCCGCGCGGTGGCCGCGAACATATTGCCGTACTGATCGAAAACCGCGCGGACTTCACCGCCGCCGCCCGCGTTGTTAATCATTCTCGATAGCGTTTCGCGGTCGGGGTTGATGTGAACTTTTAGCTCGTCATAATCCTTGCCGCCATACTCGCCGCTGCCGGTCCACCAGCCCTTGCCCGGTACACCGCGAATAATCTGTGCTGGCAGTTTGCCGGTTTCCGGCAAATCGGGGTCGCCAATGACTTGGCCGACCGCGCCGCCTTTCTCGCTCTTGAGCCAGCGCAAATATCCGGCGCTCCCTCGATGTACGTCGGATGGCGGCGCTACTTCCGCTGGCCGCGACGAATAGCTTGGAGTCGGTTCGCGCATCGTGTGGACGTTGCCGTGCTCGTCTTGCACGAAGTCTTGCCCGGCTTGGCCAGAGCTGGCCGGATGAAATTCTTCGCCGTGAATGTCGGTCAGCGCCGAGTGTTTCATTGTGTGCCATTCGCCGCCCGCACTGCGCACATCCGTTTGCGAACTATCGAGCGATGGCGCGTAAAACTTATTGCCGTGAATGTCGGTCGCGTTGGGCTCATGCTGGTAGCTCGGCTGACCGTGCATTTCGTTCCAGCGTCCGCCACCGGGTATCGGTGGGCGCGGCAAAAAGCTGGGATGCTCTGGCGTTGGCATTTCGTGATAAGCGCCGTCAGCGCCCAAGCGGGCGATGGCCGATGAGCCATCCGCTTTCTGCATCACTACGTTGGCGTGATTGGGGTCGGGTCGGAATAGCTGCCCCTTGGCATCGACCATGTGACCGGCTGGAACTTCACCTTGGAATGTGTGGCCGCTGGCCGGGTCGCGCTGTAGCGCAAATGAACTCTTCACTTCCATCCCAGCGGGCTTAATGTTCGATGGCGCAAGCTCCGGCGCGCCGCGAGCGGTCGCGTCATGTACGCTCGGCGCGCTGTCGGGCGGCATTTGGATTTCGTTGGGTCCGCTGCTCTTGGCGAATGAACCGCCCTTTGCGCCGGGTATTGTCATCCATCCGCGCTTGTCATCCCAAGCCATATCTCGATGCGGAGGAAAATCGCCCATCCGATCACCGCCGCCAGTTGCCGAGAATTGCCCTTTCTCGTCGCGCGGGTGCGAATCCTCATCCCATTCGAGCACGGTCGCATAGAAGCTGGAAACGTACTGCTCGCCTAGCGCGCGTTTGAGCGGATTGTCGGCGAGAAACTTGCCCGCCATATTCAGCGCCTTGCGGTGTTGCATCAACAAATGATCGCGGAGCAGCGCCGCGTGTACGCCTTCTTCGCTGTTCTTGACGAATTTTCCGGTTTGATATTGCTGATCGTACTTTTGGAATAGTCGGCCGGTTGTCTCGATCATTGCCTTGGCTTGCTCATGAGTCGCCGGCGCGTGCAATGTTATCCCGCCGTCTTTGCGCGGTGTCACCGTGCCTTGGCTCTCGCCTGCCAAGTCTTTCTCGACAACGCCCGCCCTGGTTTCTACTGGCGGTCGCCCGCCTTGCTTGCTGAACCACACATCGTAGCCAGCGTAGCGCGATTTTCCTTCGGGCGGCAACTCTCCGCCGCCGCCAGAGAATTGACCCTTCGCGTCATGATTCGGATTGAACTCAAACACATCTTCATCCCAGCCCTCGACGGGCATGTATTGCTCTGGCAGCTTGTCGCCAGCCGCTTTGTTCTTGAACCAGGTTATTTGCCGCTCGCGGTGCAGCGCTTCGGCATGACTCTTGAACTTGCCCAGCAACTTGCCTTTGTGCGAGTACAGGTGATAACCCCCATCGGGATGTTTGACGATGTGCTCGCTAACGTGAATCACAGCCGGACCATATAGCGTATCGTGCAGCTTCACTCGGAGCGCGCTAGTCAGCGACTCTTGCATGGCGTTTTTCTGCTGCGCTCGACTCGGACCCCAAGCGCCTTGGGTAGCGATGTTCGCCGCGCCGGGGTCTCGACCCGGTTGCTGCGAGCCCGGCCCCACAAACTTTCCGGTGCCTTTGCCCATCGGTGTCGCGGGCATGGTCAGTTGCGGTTGCGGCTGTTCGGCGATGTTCGCTTGTTCTTCCTCGTAATCCAAGCCCACATCGTTGCAGTAGGTCTTTAGTGATAATACACCAGCCTCCAAACGCATCACGCGAATCCGCTCGTCGGCCTCTTCCTCGCGCGACGCAACTTGTGTCCCGCTGACGACTAGCTCGATCTTGTCGCCCCAATCCTTGAGCGGCGCGCCCATGATGTCCAAAGCTTTGATGCTGATTTGCCGCCAAATGCCCGCCCAATCGGCTTGACTCGCTTGCATCGCCACATCAAACGCGCTGCCCGCCGTGATGCTCGACGCCATATTGTTATTCTTCGCATCGCCGACAATCAGCCATTCCGGCATCGCGCGGCGAGCGCCAACGCGGCGGGCGACCGCTTGGAAAACTTCGATCAACGTCGGTCCGTGCGGCGCGCCCATCGGCCCATACATAAAGTCATGATCGGTGATGAGCTTGACGCCAGGGATATCGGGCCGGATGCGAACTTGTTGAATCCCGCTCCGCGAGCCGTAGCTGGCCATATAGCTGCCCGGTGTGTCCAAGCCAGCTTCCACCGCGCTTTGCGTCACGCCCTCCCGCATTTTCTCGATGTAGGCGATTGCCGATTGCGCCTCAGCGCCTTTAGCGCAATTCATCAAGCCCCGCGCGACTTGGCGAATCTCAGCGAAGTCGCAGAAAAACTCGGACAGCCCGCGCTTCACATCGTCGGGGACCAGCATGTTGCGCACCTTCACATGCACAACATGATCGGGCATGATGACTTCCCAAGAATCCCAAGTCCCATACCACACAAAATGGTAAGCCAGCGGCTCGTCATAGACATAAGCCGGTGTGGCGATGCCAAACTCCCAATCGGTGTCATCGTCGAGCCCGTAATGCTCGTTTAATGTCGCGCTCGATGCCGGTTTCCGCAAATGATCGACGCTGCGAATCTTGATGCGCGGAATCCCATCGTCATTGTCGCGCAAAATGACAATCGCTTCGCCCGCTGGCAGCGCTTCCTCAAGTAGCGCCCGCTCCTTGCTGCCAGCGCCGTCTTTGCCGTGAACATTGTTGACGTTGAGAAATTGATCGAGCTTGTCTTGGAGCGCGTCAACTTCGGTGTCATCGCCCGCGTCTTTTTTGTCTTTCCATTGGAATTGGTAATTCAAGCCCTGCCCCAGCGTGTAGTTGGCAATCGACCGCACTACCGTCGAGCCCATCGAGTCGCGGTAACAAATCGCGCGGCCCATTTGGCGGATTGCCGCTAGCTCTTGCTCGGTGCGGAAGAATGGCCAGAAAGCGCCGTGCAAGCGGTCGGTCGGCAGCGCTGGCGGAATCCAGCCGTAATTGCTTTCTTCGGGCCAGCCAGTTTCGCGGCGAATGTCGGCCGCCGTGAGCACCGGGTCTTGCGGGGTAATCGTACCCTCGACCAGCGCAATCGCATTGCGCCAAGAGCGGTTGATGTGCTCTTGGTGATAAATCTCGGCTTTTTGCTGTAGCTCTTTGCCCTCACGCTTGGCCGCTGCCAATCGCTTCGACGCCATTTCCTACATCGCTTTTGCCCCGCGAGTAAGCCGCCGCTAGTCTTTTACATTTCCTCATGCCGCGCCTCGCGCCCCAGCGCGTGCGTATACCCATCTTCGGATTCTTTGTCGGGAAAATCGCGGCTCTTGAGCCTGCTCCGCGCCTCTTCCTCACTCGGCAATTCCGACATCGGGTGCAAATAACCTTGCTCGACAAAACAGGCTGGCGGTCGGCCGTTGCGCGAAGTCGGCGTCACTAGCTCGCGGGCTTCGCGCGGCGTCAACCAGCCGACAATCTGAAACAGCGGGATGCGGCCAGTTGCCAGAATGAAAATCTCATCATCGTTGTCTTTCGGGCGAATGATGAGATAGCCGTGACGCTTCGGTGTTTGCCGCACATGATACGGGCCGACATCGGGCTCGCCAAATTCGTCAACGCCAGCTTGCCAGGGGATTCCCAGCGCTTTGCCCACAGCACACTCAGCCCCAGCGCCCTCGATGTGTCCAGCCCACAATTCATTGTCATCTTCGATGCCCCGCGCTTCGCTGCCGCGATACACTGATCGCAAATTTCGCTCGCCGCCAGTTTCCACAGCTCTCCGCCCTTCATCAATCGTCAATCGTTCGCTCAACATTCGATAATCTCCGTAGGGATTTTAGCGCGCTCCAATTTTCGGATCATGTCTGCCGTGCCAGGGGTCGGCGGATGCGCGCGAAAGGCAATCGCATAAGTCGGCTCGCACCGAATCATGTTTTGGTTGCGGATGGGTCCGGCTTTCTTGCCGTGCTTTTCCCAATCCGGCAAAACTTCATGCACTCTGACTCGCTCCTGTGTCGCCCACCACCGCGCGGCAGCATCGACGCCAGTTGCGCCGCCGTTAATCAGCACTTCGATCTTCAAGCCGCGCGTCAAGTCGCGGATTTTGTTAATCACAAAATGGTGGTCGATACTGTGGCGGGGGCCGCAGATTAAAAGTCTCGTCATGCTCCGTCTGCCGGGCTTTGTCTAGCTCATCGAGCAGCGCGGCCCAAGCTTGATTTGTCAATTCTTCAATGTGTTTCAAATGCGGGTAGGGCTCGCCTTGATAAATGTTGCCCAGCACAAATTTATGCAGTTGCTTGACCGGCTTTTTCACACTATAGGGTAAAGACTCTAAGCGGCTCTCGACCGCAACGAGCCCACTAATCAACTCATAAGCGGCGTCCGGTATCTCGCCGATGTAGTCTACGTTTGGGTGTGCCAAAAACAACGCTGGCGTAAATACTCGATCAATCAGTATTGACGCGAACTCTTCAAACTCTCGCCGCCGCATGTTGGGGCTTTTACACTACGAGTCCGCCAAGTGGCGGATTGTCTAGTTTCGAGCTAGATGTTGCAGCGCGGAGGCGGTTGGGCTCGGCAGTACATTAGCCGCCGCCTCACGCGCTCGACTTCATCGGCTTGCATTTTACCAAACGCCCTGCGCGACTGTCATACGCTTTTCCAACTCTTCAAGCCGGTCGCTATCGACGGCGCTGGCCTTTTCGCGGGCCACAGAATTTAGGGCTCTGATCGCCATTTCCAAGCAATCCGGCCCATCCACAAAATCACCCAGCGGAAAATCTTTGAGCTGATCGACCAGCATCCGGCCGCCCGCGTTGTTCCAAATTCGCATTTGCCGCTGCGCGAGTCGCGGGCCAAGTCGGCGGATTCGATCTTCCTTTTTGCCTTTCGAGGGGATGCAAGCCACTGGGATTGTCGCCAGCCCAACGCGCCCCAGCTCGCGGCGCATTTCGTTGGCCGATAGATATTGCATCCCGTTGCCCTCGACGTAGAGCAAGTCCGTTGTGTACTTGAGCGCTTTATTAGCAGCACAAGTGGCAGCGGCCTCAACCGGCCGGCGCGCCACATCAGCCCACACCCAAAAGGTGTTGCTGTTCCAGCCCACAAAAATATCTGGACAGTAGCAGCCTTTTTTCGTGCCGGATGCCGGGTCGATTGCAATAACAGCACATTCAAACACATCGGGAAACGCATCGCAAAAGATTCCCTCAAAATACGAGTCGGGCCATTCCGCATGTTCATGACTCGACGGCCGCAGTTGATACAGCGCGCCCCACCAATACGGCCCCAGCACTAGCCGCCGTCTTTCGAGTGCGGCGCTGTCAAATCGCTCTGGCCAAAGTGGGTCGCCAGGATTGCGACCGAGAATATCTTGCTCGCGGGCGATGGCCGGAAATTCGATCACATACGGGTTAAGCTCTTGCTCGATGCGGGCGATTGGGTCATCGCGGTGCCAGGGAGTGCCAATCGCAATCAGCTTGCCGCCCGGTTCGAGTCGCGTGTAAGCGGTCGAGCGGAACCAATCCCAAGCTTTGTCCCGAAACGCTTGGCTCTGCGCCTCTTCGGAGTTTTTCACTAGGTCATCGCAAATCAATAGATGCGAGCCGCGTCCGGTGACGTTGCCGCCGACCCCGGCCGCGTAACAAACTCCGCCTTTGTTGGTTTCCCATTCGGCTTGGGTATTCTTGCGGCCAAATCCCCATTCAACGCCAAATCTGCCGATGTCGCCGTAGCGCATCCGAGCTTTCCGCGCCCAAGAGCAAGTAAACTCATGCTCATTGGATGTGAGGATCACGCTCTTTTCGGGATTGCGGGTCAAAAACCAGGCTGGCGTCCAGCCGCTACAAAATTCGCTTTTGCCGTGCCGGGGCGGCATTTTCACTAATAGCGCATCCGTACCGAGCTGGCCGTCGAATAGGTCGAGCACACAGCGGTTTAAGACTTGCAAATGTCTCGGCGCTTGCCAGCGGTCGGGGTCCATTGTCCGCGCAAAAGCTGCCGGGCTCGCCAGCAAGCGCTCTTTGTCTTTAGCCAGTTTCTCCGAACAACTCGGCGTCGATTTTATCGACGGTTTCACGGTTTGCCGTAGCATCAATCAACCTCAAGGTGTCACTCTCGTCAACAATTACCTCTTGCACACCGCGCGTGCGGTCCATGATTTGTAGCGCAAACTGCCGATCATCGTGAAAGCATTTTTCGATGGCGGTGAGGCAGGTTGCTTTGTCGCGCAGCGAAGTGTTTTTATCGTCAATCGCTTTGCCCAGCACTTCGCAATAGTGAGCGCGTTGTGATGGATCGACCCAGCCGCCGTGAACAGCGCGCGCGATCATTCGCAGAGTCGCGGATGCTTGCTTGCGGATAGAATTTGCCCCAAACACCCCATCGGAATCGTTGGGGTTTTCACCCCCATCATTCGGGGGGTCCGCATTAGCTGGCGGGCCGGATTTTCCGTCGAAAGGGTAATCTCGATTGGAGCCGGTATTCTCCGACCCGCCTTGGCCATTATTTGCTTGCGCCCCGCTCATTGTCCAGCCCCGTTAATATAGCCCGATCATTGTGTTATTTGAGCCGCCCGTCGCATTGTCGAATGTGGTGCCGGTTGCCCACACGCGCTGCACCAACAAATCCAGTACATAGCCGATGTACGGGATGCGGTAGTTGACTATGTTGCCGTTTTGATCTTCAATCCGCACGACGTTAGTTGAACTCGATGCGATGTCCATGAAGATGATTCTTCGGAATGGGGGGTTATACACTACTGTATCGCTCGGCGTAAAGCTAACATGATGATCGCTGACGCTGAGATTCGTATTTGACGGAGTAGACCAGCCCATAAGTCACCTAAATAATCGTGAGCAAAGTTGTGCCGACCAGAATTGAGCCCGCGCTAGTTGTGAATGTCCAAGTGATTGTCGCCGTACTGCCCTTAGTGCCAGCCGCAAAAGTTGCGTACAAGTCAACCCCTTGCTTGCCGACAAGCGTAATCGTGAGCGCGGTATCGGGCGATGTCACCGCAATCAAATTTGTTCCGCCGATGTATTCATTCGGCCCCAACAATGAACCGACGTTGGCCCAAAATTGGGCCGTCTCGCCTACAGCTTTTTCGAGCGCGGTCGGCGAGCCGATCATCGTTGCTTGACGGCTTAATTTCCATTCACGTCCAGGGTCCGGCCCTGGCGGCAAAAGACTGGAAACCAAATTCATCAAAGACTCGACATCGGATTGCAGTTGCGTTGACACTCCACCGCCTCCACCGCCGCCGCCTCCGCCGCCACCGGCAGCAACAATCGGGTATTGGGCGGCTGTGACGGCATCGAGCCCGCCCATGTCAATAGAAATGTCGTTCGATGCGCCGGTTCCATCACTAGCCGGCGCGGCGACAACTACGGCTTGACCGCCGCCGTTATACCAGGGACCGGACAAATTCTCATTGCTATGCGAGATAAATCCGGTCATACGGACGCGGCAGCTCTTGCTGCCAGCCTTATCGAGCAAGCGGAAATATCCGTTGCTGCCCTTAGTGGCGTTGGTCAGCGCGCGGTCAATGTCTCCGTGTAATTCGTAGCTGCCTTGATTTTGGTCGCCGCCTTGCGCCGCGCCGATCTTCAATATCGTACAACCGTAGTCGCCGATGACCGAGTATTGATCGACCGTCATCCGACCGCCTTGCTCATAATCAAACACAGTCGGCTGAATGCCGCCGTTGGCAATGATGTTGGCCGCTGGCGGCACATAGAACCGCACCGTTGTAAAGTGATGACCGACCGCTTGTGCGTTGTTTGATGTAAAAGCACTAAAGCAGTTGCGGCACTCGATCTCAAACACGCTGGTATCATTGTGCTCGCCGGGTAGCCAATCGCATTGGATGCCGGTCATGAAGCCCTCACAAACGAGCGACACATGACAATCACTGACCGCGACTCCGCCGCTATATGGGCTCTGCACCATTTGCACGGCCTTGGATGCGTAATTGACGCTTGGCCCACCGGCTGAATAGTTGATGACCATGTTTTTCCAAACATTGGCCACTACATTGTTGCCTTGCCCGCAGATTCTAATTGGTGGCACATTAGCATCGCCGCCCCAATGGAATCCAGCGCAGCTATAATTCGCAAAATAGTCGGGGTCATAAGTCACGTTCGGCTTGCCTCCGCCGCACTTCAAATCGAAGCCAGGGGGCAGCGCGCGCCAATAGAGTTGGATATTGCTCGCCGTGCCGGAATCCACATAGGGTAAAGTCACCCCTCCGACCGAATTGGCGTAGCTCGTCGCCAGCCGCAAGACATTGTTGTAGCCGGGGTCCATTACCACAGTCCAATACGGCGTTACGTTATCGGTCCCACCGGGCAATGTTCCCGTGCCGCTGACTTGTAAATACACTTGTTCATGAGCCGGAAAGGCGAACAGATTGCCGCCGGCGCTGGTAAACTCTAGCTGGCCGCCGTTGTTGGCTGGCGTGAATTGGCAAGGGTACTTTTGCCCAATGGTTTGGTTGATCGAGACGATACCCTTGCCGAGCGTCAGCGTATTCACGGTCGGAGCATTGCGACCGGCAACTGCCGAAACAAGCGCCGCTTGCTGATCGAATAGCGCATTGATCGCCGTCGAGTTGGCCGTCTGTACTGCCGTTGTGTACGTCGAGCCGTTTGATGGAAATGCCTCAGTTGCATTTAGGTCGGTGATTATGTCGCGCGTGCTACTGACGTTGGGGGTTGACGGATAAGAGGCGAGCACAGAAATGTCAGTCTGCGAAAGTAGCCGACCATAGACGCGCACGTCGGCAATGCTAAACGCTTGATATAACGTGCCGCCATCGGTGGCGATGTAAAGCGTTGCGTTGGCAAAATTGCCAGAGCCAGTTGAGTTGACGACGTTGGTTTGCGTTTGCGGTAGCGAGTCAATCCATTGCATCACACCGCTGTAGCCATTTTGCGTCAAGTCATATTCGATGACGTAGTGATGCCATTGATTGAGCGCTGCCGGTTGCGGAAATTCATTGACTCCGTAGCCGGGTGTTGGGCTCGCGTTGTTTGTCCATGCGGAAATTAACTTGCCCGCATCCGGTGAAGTTGGGCACCAGTTGAACTTGCCCGGTTGCGGGTCGGCCAAGGGATGATCCCAGCTAAAATTGAGATAGGCGTTGTTTAGAGTTGGGCTCGATGCAAACAGCCCCCAGAAAGCGACCGTGATTTTATTGTACGTCGAGAGGTTAAGGGCGATTGATGCTTTTCCACTAACGCCATCGAAGTGCAATGCCTTAGCGTTGAGTATCGTTGGCCCAACGATATAGCTCGTTGTTCCGGCCAAAGTCGCGTTGTTTCCGTTGCCGGTCCAATCAAGCGAGTCGCCGTCGCACTTGATGCGGGTAATCAAATTGGATGTAATGTCGCCAGCCATATTGAACTCCGCTAATAGATTCCGTAACCCATTGAGGCGCTGCGATGCCGAGCCCCCTCGCGCTTTTGCGCTGGCCCAATGCCCGCGCCTGTGTACGCGACCAGCGCCGTAACGTCGGCTTGCGACAGCGCCCGCGAGTAAATCCGCACATCGTCAACCGAGCCGATGAAGCCCTCGGACGGCCCAAGCTGACAGCCGATATATAGGTGGCCTTGGGTCAGCGAGCGCGCGCCGCTGAGCGGTGTGCCGACCGAGACGCCATCGACGTAGAGCAGCCAAGTAGTCCCGTCGTAGGTAGCGCAAAGATGATGCCAAGTCCCGATGTCAGCCGTCCCACCGTTGACTTCAAAAGCCCATGTCGTTGTGACCCAAACACTACTTTCGCGGCCAATCGTCATCGCGTTGTTTGTAGTGCCCGTGCCGAAAGCGACCGCCATCGTATAACCAGCGGCCAGCGAAGCGCCCTTGACCCAACACGCCAGAGTCCGCGCGGTTGTGCCGGTCGGTAGCTGCGACGGGTTTCCACAATCGACGTAGCTCGTGCCGCTAAACGTGAGGCATGCCGCGCCGATCTTGCCGGGCGATGACCATGTTGGCCCAGCGGTCAGTGTGCCGACAATCCCATTGATCGCGTCGGTAGTGGTTGTGCCGCTGCCCTCGTCGCACTTAAACCAGGCCACCAAATTTGAAACGATGTCAGCCATTATTTGTCAACGCCAACTTTTGTTTCCAGGCGAATCACGCGCCCCATCAAGTCGGATATTGTTTGGGCCATTACCGCTTGATCGTGCCGCATTTGGTCGAGGGTCGCGTTTTGCAGTCTGTTTTCCGTCTGCAAACTTGCGGCCAGCGCTACAGTCGCTTCCGCTTTGGTGGCCGTCGATTCTAGGTCGGAATACACTACATAGCTCGTAGCCGTCAAGGCAAGACTCGCAACAGTAGCAATGCCCGCCAACAGCAATTCAATGATGTGGCTATTGGCTGCGCTTTGTGATTCCGTCATTGGATTTTCCGGCGCTGCCAATAGCTTCGAGCCTGTCGAGCACTTGCTTATCTTCGGCCTTGATGCCTTGCGTTTCCTCTAGTATTGCCTTGCGCTCCGCGCTGGCGGTCGCGCGGTCAATTTCTGTTTGGTGATAAAACTCTTGATCGCGCTGTATTTCCTTCAACCATTCATCGCTCATTGAGTGCAATGTCTCGCCCATGTCTTTGGCAATGGGAATAATACCCCAGCGCAGCAAAACGCCATCGACGAGCGTGAACACAATCAGCGCCACCAGCATGAACACATACCATTTGTTTGTTTTGGGCTGGATTGTCATGCGTCAACTGCAACTACCTTGCCGGGGGAAGCTAATCCCGTTGAAAATTTCCCCGGCAAGATAGCCACAGCGGGTGCTGGGGGAAGTTGATCGGGCGCGAGATAAGAGCGGTCCCCAGCGTTAAACGCTAGAGCCGTGATAGTCGGTATTGAGAAACACTCAACTGGCTTGGACAAAACCCACCGCTGCCCCGTTTCAACCGCCCAAGCCGGAGGCTATTAAGTCGCTGGCGTCGGTGTCGGCGCGGGAGTCGGCGTCAGCAACGATTGCACGTAGGCAATCAGCTCGTCAAACATTGGCTTGACCAGCGCCGAGACTACGAGCGCGGCAATCGGCGAGATTGCCGACAGCGCCGGTAGCTCGGTATCGACAAACCATTGGAGCGCGGTCAGCGCCGCCGTAAGCATCGCATTATTGAACAGCCCAGAGCCGAAGATTGTAGTCAGCCATTGCTGAATTATGTCGAGCAAGCTGCCAAGCTGCGCGCCGGCGCGAGTCCGCCGAATAGCTGCCGCGTCATGACAATCGCAATGTTCTAACTCTTCGCGGTAAGCGGCGAAAAATTCGCCTACGGACGCTGGGGACAGCGTTGGCGTTGGAGTTGGAGCTGGCGTCGGCGTTGGAGCCGGGCTCGGCGTTGGATTAAACAACGATTGAAACCATGCGACTACGAGCGGCCAGTAGGTATCGAGAAAAACACTCAACCATGAGCCGCACTCGGGGGGAGCTTGCTTGCCAACATACATGGAATTTGCCCTCAATCGACTACGAGAATGTTGCCCGTTGACAGCCAGTATTTTAGAACAATCGAAACGATGCAGTCCACAACCAGCCAGAGTAGCCAAGCCGGAATGAAGCCGCACACCGCGCGGCCATCCGCTGTGTTGGAAAGACTACATTTTAAGGCACCTTTTGCCCCCTTCAATTCATCGCTGCAAATCTGCTTCGACCAGTTGGCGGGGAACACAAAGATTTTGCTGAGCTGTCCATCCAAGTAGCGCGCCAGAGCCGTGAGATTGTCGGTAGTGAATGGGTCGGAGCCGCCGATGCTGGCCAACAGCCCACAGACATTTATCGTCAATGTGCTTTGAATCTCTTGGACGCAATTAAAGATGTCTTGATCGCTCATTGCACGGCCAGCCCCTTGGAGACAAACCAGCCCTTGACCATGCGCTCGTACCCATCGACATCCAAGCCGCCGACGTTGAGCGTATCTTTGCCGCTGTAGCTGGCATTGACCATGACATCCATCGGGATGCGGTCAACGCCCCAATTTTGCAGCATCGGCTCGGTCGAGCCATCGGGGAATTTGACGATTGTTTGCTGCACATCGTCGGTGCATACGTCGGCGAACTCAACATTCCGCGCGAGAAATTGCTGTAGCTCGGGTCGGCTGAAAACGCTTTGCTCCATTTGCAGACAGGGCGCGCAGCGCTTGCCGTGAAAGTGAATCAGGATTGGCTTGCCGCTGTCTTGCGAAGCGACTCGCGCGCCGTCGATATTGTGCCGCACAAACTCCGCGAAGGGCTTCGCGCCCTCTCCGCCGACTCTCACGGATTGGCCTTGAGTGCTCGGCGCATTGATCTTCGCGGTGTCGGCTTGCACGTTGATCTTGGCGAGTAAGTCATCAATCCGCTTGAGCGCGTCCGAGAGCTTTTGATCTTCCTTGGCCAGTTGGTCGCGCAAGTCTTGATTGTCGCCCTGGGACTTTTTCAAATCATGCTCTAGCGTATCGACCAGCCGCACTAAATCCTCTCGATCTTGGGTCGGTGTTTGCGGGATGGGGATGGGCATTGCCGGGGGCGGTGGCAGGGCTGGCGGCTGTTTGCTCACTGGCATTGTCAACAGTTGGGCCTTGATGGCAATACCCCAGCCGAAAAAAAAGATACCTAGCGCGACAAGTACGATAGCGAAGCCAATGACATAAGAGCTAGGCCGCATGTTTCTTTCGCCTCTTGTGCTCGGCTAGAAAGTGGTGCCAATCTGGATTCTGCACAGGCACGACAAAATCTCTGAGCCAAGCTTCCGAAGAAATTGCTACTACCGATTGAGCGTCGATGACCCCGATTGAGTCCCAAGTAAATAGCAAGTAGCTCGCGGCTGTCGCATCGACGCCAGCGGGTACTTGTTGCTTAGTCATTTGACACAGCGCGAGCATCGAGCCGAAGCCGCAGAGATTGACGCAATGATCGGTGTTATGGTCATTCGAGTAGCCGAAGCCGACCCATGAGCCGCCGCCACCGTGAACACTCGACTCAAGTTGATCGGCAGCGACCGCAATCTTGACCGGGCTCTGGTAAATCGCGGCGCAAGTCGAGTTGTAGTCTTGATAGTTGACAGACTTGTAGCCGCCATCCTTATAGGTCTTGCCGTCGTCGGCAACCATGCCGCTTTGGGCCATCGCCTCCATCACCGAAACTAAGTCAGCGCCGTTCAAAAAGCCGTGTTGGCTGGCCCAATTTATGACGTTGTTATCGGGAACGAAAATCTCGGTCCCGCTGCCGTAGCTGGCCATCGTTTTGGCCGCCGCCTCTTCGGCGCTCACACAATCGCCGTATTGATTATTGCCCCAATAAGATAGCTTTGGGGGTAAATACCCGAATGATGGCGGGAGCGCGATGTTGGGCGCAACGTGCGGCTCAGCCGCAATGATCTTGTGGCGCGGCGAAGGATACGCACCGCGATAGAGCTTAACTGCCATTGTTCGCTCCCTTGTGTTAAGCCATGAGGGCCATGATTTGCATCCTTATCCGCACGGCGCTCCGCACGCGGCAACGAGCCAAGCACGGCAGCCACACATCTTGGCCCCGGTAGCTGACCGAGACACGATCCAAGCAGCGCAGCCTCGACCAGTAAACCCGCACCGTCGTATCCAAGTGCGTCAGCTCATTGATGCAATCGCAGCCGACACATTCGCAACACACATCGTCGGCGTAGACCCAATCGGTGTCGGTGAGAATCGAGCGGACCAATTTGCTGGCCAGCCGATGACCGCGCCACCATGCACCCAGCGAGATACAAGTTGACATTGAATTACCCTCACGCTTCTAGTCGCGCCTCATCAAGCCAGTGAGTAAGATTATCGCGCAACATTTCTACTTCGGGATCGTCGAGCAATACGCAACAGTCAAACTCCGAAAACACATCGCCCCTAACGCTCATGCAAAATTCTAAAAACTCACCATTGTTAATGACTTTCAACGCAATTCGCGCCTCAACGTCCGTTACCGCTGAAAACAAAACAGGCTCATCTTCGCTACTCATTGTCCGCTGTCTCCAAGTACATAAGCCACAATCAAAAATGCACAAAGCACAGCCCCAGCCATAACCGCCGCATCCATTATTGCCCCAATGCTTGCGCGATGTCGTTGTAAAGCTTGATCGCCGCCGCGCGTGTTTGCGGGGTCAAGTCTTGATTGCCGCCCGTTGCCGTGAGTATGCCGTCGCTGACCATGCGGGCATAGACCGCGTTATCGAATTGCGGGTAAGCGTTTTTGAGCGGGTCGGTCCCCAAGAAAAACGCCAGCTTGTAGGTACTCCAAGCGGATTGCAGCAAATTCGTGTTGGTGATGCTGGGGCTAGTTTTCTGGCCATCCAAGACAACCACTTGGCCAAACCCCCGGCACAGAATCCCCACCGTAGTCGCGTCCGTTGTGTTGCCGTCGAACATCGAGACAATACTTTGCTGCCAGGGGCTCAGCGGGCTCGGTGTAGGTGTCGGCGTTGGGGTCGGACTCGGGGTAGGCGTTGGAGCAGGGGTCGGTTGTGGAGTCGGCCCCGGCGATGGAGAAGGGGTAGGTGTAGGGCTCGGATATTCCGCGACCAGCGGCAGAAGCATGAGAAAGGCGCACAGACACATCCCCAAATAAGCGGCCAGCGGCCAGCTTTGCCCCTTAGCGATAAGTAAGCCGCCAAAAAATCCAATAATCCCCGCCGCCCATACTAGCAAGACCGTAAACCAGTGGGCAAGCGTAGCCGGGTCGATGAGCGGGATTTGTATTGCGGCCATCGAATAAAAGGGGCGAGCGGGGGAGAATCACAAAGCCCGCCCGCCCCAGCCGTAGCGGGGAAGCGCCTACGATGGTCGAGTGTCGCTTACTTGCTGGTCGATTTGATCGAGTGAGCCCAATGTCGTTGGGGTCGGTCCCGCAAACTTGTCGGACACACTCACGTTTAGTGTTTCCGCACCAGTGACGTTGCCGTTGTCATCGACGTAGGACAAACCCACCGCGAGCGCCGACCCATCGGATGACCAGAATGTTACCGGGTCGCCGGTAGGTGCTCCACTGGTCGCGTCGAAGGGCACAGCTTGATTATTAAATATCTGGGTCACTGTGCCATCGCCCGCAGTCTCGGTGACGTTATAGAGCTGGCTTTGGTAGTTTTGGGGCGGACCCACCGGAACCGCTTGGAAATTTTGCTGAAACTTAAACCATTTCACGGCAGGCTCTCCACTTTTCTGGCGCATTTCCTCACCAATTTGCACCAAAGGACCGAGTTGGGGTATTACCGGGGAGGGCGGCAATGGACTTAACAAAAAATCATGAATCTCTTGGAGCGTTGACCCGATGGCCATTTGATCGGTGACTAACTTATCGAGCGTTGTGCCGTAGCGGGCCAGCGCGGTGTTAGTCTCGGCTAGCGCTTGGGCCATCGTCGCCAGCGTGCCGTTCATCGTTGCCATCGTCGCCGCCATCGTCGCCTTGATTTGGTTCAAGGTGTCGGCGATGAGCTTCGAGTTGTTCCGCCCGCTCGCCGTCGCGTCCATGACGGCTTGCATCAAGCCCTCAAAGGCCGCGTCAATCGCTGCCGCGAATTGGGCGAAGTTTCTCATGTCCGATGGCGTTAGGCTCGATGCCATACTCTCCCCATTAGAGCGCTACGCACTTACCGAGTCCACAGTCTTATCTTGGAGTTGGTCAAGGAAATTCTGCGCTGTCGGATGGGCCGCTCGCTTGAGCCAATCGCGGGAATCCTTGAAGCCATACGGAACAATTCGCCATTCCAGCGGGAAAGCTGGCCCCAGAATTTTCCGCAGTTGGGCGGCAGTCATCGCCGCACCGTACAGGCCGGGCCAGCAAAAGGCACAGCCCCGGCAACCTTTCTTGCATCCGTCAATCCGTCGATCGCGCTCGCCGACAACGATAATCGGTCGGGCAGTCCGCCGCAACACATCGGCCAGTATTTGAACCCCGCCCGTGTTGCTCGGTCGGCCAATCGCCGGAAGCCCCAGCGTCAATAGCGCCGCTGTGTCGCTGCCGCCCTCGACCAGTAGCAGCGGGCCAGGAATCCAGCGCAGTCCAGCGGGCCAGTTAATCCCTTGATGCGAGCCCGACACATAGAATTTCTGGCCATCGGCAAACCGCCGCTTGAGCCCGATAATCCGATTGCGGGCATCGCGCTCTGGCCAAGTCGAGCACCGTCGCCCGTTTTGGATTAGCTCGCCGACCCGCAGATTGTCGAGCGCTTGCTGGGAGACTCCCAACTCCGCCGCCAACTCCAAGCGCATCGCCGCGCCATCGAGCCAACACTTTTTGGCGAGCCGCTGTATTTCCGGCTGGACCACTTTCGGCTCTTGGCGTTGCTCGACGGGCTTCGGCAAATTGGAGTCGAGCGGGTGAATCCAGCCGCCTTTGGCCACCGGCTTGTTGGACTCGACGCGCATGCAATGCACCACAGCCCCATCGGCAGACAGTCCGCACCAATCGGGCTTGCCGCAAATCGGGCAGCGCTGCGCTTTGGTAACTCGAATCCACTGAGTTCGCTTAGTCATCGCTTCACTTCCCTCTCTTGATTGCTGCGGTTCTGTAGTACGGTCATTAACACGGCTATCGTCGATGCGCAGAGTAGCTCGATGGGGTTAAAGCCGCCGATCACCGGCGCGTTGCGAATGAATTTCTCCATGCAATCCATCGCGTCACCGCTCTCATGTTGCAACAGCCCAATCGCGCGGATCAACTTGTAACTCGGCTCTTTGTCCAGGCTCTTGGCGATGATAGCCATCCCCTCGACGTACAAATCATGGAGCGCCGCGTCACAGACTTTGAGTAATTCTTTGTCGTTCATTCGATTTCTCCATGCTCGTTTTGCGAGTGCATCCGGTCGCCAAGCCGGGATTTCATGTGTTCATGGAATTGCTCTAGCTCGGCGCGGTAGGCCAAGAGCAAGCGCCCTACTCGCTCAGCGGCTTGCTCCCAGGTTTCTCCCTCCACCGTTTTGGTTAGCGCATTTTCGATCATCCCCAACATCACCGAAGCGCCGGACCAAAATGCGGCGCGCGGTGCGACTCGCTTAATCGGCTGACCTACTGTGTCGCAAAATTTCGTGTAGGCGTCATACATATCGGCGATGCTGTCGCCCGGTCCTAAAATCGGTCTTGGCTTTTTCATTGCTTCCTCACTTTTCTCCGCGTTGGCGGTTGCTCCCACATTAAACGGATTCGACGGCGGTTGCGCGCAAGACCCTCTTTGGGTCGGTATTTGCGCTTGTCGTTTTTCTTGCGCATCAAATCCCTCCGTTGCCAAAAATCAGGCGGTTGATGAACAGCCGCAAATGCTTGCCATACGCTTCATCGTGTTTGCCCAGCGCTATGACGTTATCGCAGAGCGACCAAATTTGGGCCATCAATACTACGAGCCCGGCCTCCCGGTCGCTACAGCGTAGCTCGTTTGTGCACTTGCTGACGAGTCGCACCGCATCCGCGTTAAGCTCTCTATGCAGCGTGAGAAGTGCGAAGTCCAAATCCTCAGTTGTCGGGCTAGAGCGCTCGCCCTGTGTATCCGTTGTCATGGTGAAAAGTCTCCATTAGTGTTAATACATTATCTCTCGAAGAATTGATCGCTGTGTGAGTTTGAGTCTCGCGGTCCATTGCACCGGAAAATGAATACATAGTATTCCCTAAGACGGGCTAGGCAGGAAACATTGATTGTACGGACTAGAGCGGTTTGCCCTCGGCGCACTCGCGGCGCGCCGAAGCTTATCGTAGTTCTTCGGTTCGCCGTGCCATTACGGTTTTGGGTTTCCGTCTCATACGCTACGTGATTGCTCCGCGCTAATCCGCGAGCACAATCAATAACCCCAAGCCGTGTAAGAGTTTACGGCGAGAGCAATGGGGTCCGTTTGCAAGAACAGCCAGTAAGCGATAAGATTGAATCAAGCGAAAAACGTGATTCTCCAAATCCAAAATCGCTTAGTGGGTGGCTGTTCTTGCACGTTGCCCCATTGCCCCGGCTGTTTCTCTCACGCGAGCAGTCGGGGTTATTTTTTGTACTCATCTAATTTTCACTCCAATCGGCCAGCGTATCACGCTCGCCGCTGCGCCGCCAGCCCCCTTTTATTCGCTCGCCGCAAGGTATCTTCGCGGGCAAAATTGTTGGCAATGCTGGCATGAGCCTTAATCAGCGAGTGTATCGCGTAGCACCGCACACAAATGCCCTTGCCAGTTACCATTGCCCCCGGTCGCATACATCGCGGGCAGCGTTGTATTGAGCTATACGGCGTTTCTTGCTGTGTTACATACATCCAATTCCGTGCCATCGTGTTCTCCAATCAACCGAAACTTTGGAACACTGGCGACGGAGCGAGTCAAGTCCATCGGGTCTTTGGGCATCAGCGGCCAATTCGGATTCGGCCATTGCCAATTATGGTCCATCGCAAACAAGCCGATCGCTTGTGAGAATGTCATCGAGTTGCGCGAGTTGTACGCGCGGAAATAATACCGCCGCCATTCCTCACGCGCGTCATGCTTGATGATTCTCCGCGCTCGCAGCACATCGCCAGTTTTTTCTTTCAAGCTCCCGTCAGTCTGGACTACCATGCGCACCGACACAGTATGCTGGTAGCCGCATTGCAAACACTTCGGACCAGCCAGCCGCACCGCGTTGCACTTCGGGCAAACGATTGGCGTCCGCTCGGTCTTGCGGCGCAGTCTTTCCTCGCGCGCTTCCGTTACCATGTAGTCGGTGTGCGACAAGTCCCAATCTCGGTCGGAATTGAGCGACCCGTGCCGCCACCAATTACCACCATGATCTTGTATCGTGCAAAAGTCTTTGCCAGCCCAGCGCCCTGCATTGCAAGCGCGGAGCCCGCGACCGCCCGATTGCAGGTAGCCGGTCAGTGTACCGAAGATGGTGGCAAAAATGATATGGGAAATATGTGGCCAATCATGCCCCTCGCGCATCACGTAGCGATTGCAGACAACTTGAATGTCACCGCTCTCGACTAGCTCGCGGAGTCCCGCCCGCGCTTCGGCGTCCGAGTCGAACGATTGGCCCTTGATAACTACACGATCACCGTCGATGTGTGCCGCTCGGATGCCGTTGGCGTTGAGTTGATCGGCGAACCAAGCGCTCTCGGCAACACCTGGCGCAAAGAGCATGGTCGGTCGGCGGTCGGGGTTGAGCCGGTGATAATGGTCGATCACGCGACCGACAATCCGATGGCTCATGATGGCGCGCACCACATCGCCGTATTTGTACTCGCCGGATGCGACCCGTTTGATGTGTGCGCAATCGGGCTCATCGCAAGCGTAATGAATGGCTGGGACCAGCGCGCCACATGCACGTAGCTCGCTATTGGTCCCAGCCACAACCAGTTGCTCGGCTAGCCCTTCCAATCCCAGAGGCGTAGCAGTCCACAGCAACACAGTCGCCCCCCGCTCTCGATAGCGCCGGCATATCTCCATACCGCGCTCGCCCTTCTCCGCATGTCCCTCGTCGATGTGTACGATGTCCGCGTTGTGCATTGGCCAATCGTCGCGCCGGGCAAACTCGGTTTGCATCATGGCCAGTTGGACGCGCCGCGAGAGTCGCGGCTGTAGCCCCGCCGCGCGATAGCCGAAGTCGATGCCCTCACGCTCCAAGTTGCCCGCCAGTTGCTCCAAGAGCCCGCGTCGATGGGTCAATAGAATCTGGGGGCAATCGTTCTGCCTCAGAATCTCGAACATGCATCGAGACTTGCCGCCGCCAGTTGGCGTTGTAATGGCGATGGCCGTGCTGTGCTGCAATATGTCGGGCATTGCCCGCAGCAATTTTTGTTGGTGCGGCCAAAGCGGCTTATCAAATACGTCCATGATGACGCTTCGCTTCCAAATACATTTCCAGCCCCCGGCAACTTAGCGAGCCAGTTTTGCCGGTGACTCGATTCTCGATCTTCACTTCCCAAACTCCGTTGGGCTTGTGGTAGCCTACAACTTTGTAGGGCTCGCGGCCAATAGTGATTGTACTACCGATTTTCAATAGCGCTTCCTTGCTGCTCATTGCCGTTTCTGGCCTTTCTCTGCCGGAATGTCGGGGCGGTCTCTTACGTCTGCAATAGTTGCGCCAGCCGCAACTTTTCTCAGCTCAGCCGCAGCCCATTCAAATAGCTCGGCTGTGTGTAGCATGTCATCGTGCTCGCGGGTAGTTATGTTGATCTTGTGGATTGCTAAGTTGTAAGCCCGCAAGTAAATACCCTGTCCGCGAGCGAGCGCCGGCATCACAAAATGCCGAAACTCATTTTGCTTTGATCGCGTCATAAACCACTTTCATCGCCGCTCGGATTTTCTCGTTGTCTGCGAGTGCTAGCTTATCGAGCGCGCGGTTTAGCACACCGAAAGCTTTGATCGCCTCTTGCCGATGCGGCGTCGAGACGCGCTCGCGTCCGCTCTTGGGCTTCCGCTTGGCCGGTTGACTCTTCCGCTTCGCCGCCGTGCGAGCCCGCTCCATTGTCCGCTTGCTCACGCCAGCGGCTTGTGCCGTCGCCGCCACAGTCTGCTTGGCCGCTTCGCCGTTGGCGTCAAACCGCTTCATGTACTCGGCAGCGAGCTTACCGGGCGGAACATTCCGCCGACCGCGCTGCGCGTTGAAAGCGAATTTGATCGCCGCCTCTTTGTTGGCAAACTTCCGCGTCACTACCGGCAGATTGATCTTGAGGGTCCGCGCGATTTTGTACCGCGTCCGCCCGTCGAGTATGGTCTTGCCGCCCTTGCCATCGTCGGCCCAGCAGACAATCGGCGGAATCAGCCCCGGCTCGTTTTTAATGTTGTGCTTGAGGGTGTCCAGCTCATCTTTGGTCAAGTCATCCCAAATCGCAAAGTCATCGTCAAGGATTAGCTCTTTCATGGTTCGCCCCTATAGTGCAAAAGTACCAAAATGCCAGTTATTTCGTAGCCGTTCCGCCACTTGGCGGACTTTGTTCATCGCGCTTGCCGTCGCCCGCCGTATCCGGCAAGCCCGCCGTCTCAATGTGTTTCTCGATCACATATTTTAAGTGAGTCATGTCGGTGCCGCGCGCCTCCCAAGCTATCTCGCTAGAGCCAGGGTGAAAGGCGAACAGCGCGTAACTCAAGTCATAGCTCAAGCCGCCATCTTTGAGCCAATGAATCTTCGGCCCATAGATGTCGATGCGGCAGCACTTCGGGTCGCGCTTCCGCACCGCCGCGAGTACCGCGTTGATCTTCGCTTTCACAGCCAGCGAGATTGTGTCTTGTTGTTCATCGCCCATGTCATTCCTCCAATCTCAGCCAAGACAAAACATCCATTAGTGTAATCGCCGTAGGAGCCACTTGGCCCTTGACCCCTAAGATGGCGTTGATCGCAGTCAAGTCAAACTCCTCGGGGTCGCAGAGCAACTTGAGCGCTAGCTGTTTGGCGATTGGCCAGCCCTGAATTGTATCGTGACCATGACGCGAGACCGCGAGAATAGCGGCTGGCGTAGTTAGTGACTTGTGCCGGTTTTTGCCCGCCGTGATTTCGTGCAGCTCGGTCGCTGGTATCGACCGGGCGCGCGAGTAACCGAGAGCGCAGCTCCCATGATCCATGAGATAGCGCTTCCTCCATTGGCTAATTGCGAAAGGCAAGCTCTTGACCTTGAGCATCCGATTGCGACCGCGCTTGAGCGGCGTCTTGCGTTTTAATGCTGATCGTTTCATATGGATTCTTCCTTGGCTGCGGCGAGCGCGGCCGTCACTAGATTGCGCGGCGGCGTTCTAATGCCCACAAACTCATGGTATGCCGCCCGTTCGCTGAACCATTTCTCGACCGCCTCACACGCCTCAACTAGCAGCACATTGACAGCGCGGAGGCGAGCATTATCGGCCCGAAGCCGGTCATTCTGGGTCTTGCCGCTTAACATGCCAAACATTACATCAGACGGGTTGCGCTTTGGTTCGTTCATTTCTGTTCCTCCAAACCCTCCCCTGGCGTGTAAGTGATTGTCACGGGGACGCAGGCGATACGGCCAGCCCCAGCGAACGTATCAGCGAGTTCTCTTGTCTTGTGAAAACAATGATCGTCGTCTGCATACAAATTGCACCACCGCGTCAGCGTCACGGGCTGAGGAGGTGGGAGCTTTTCGAGAATCCAAAAGCAACCGCCGCTTGAGAAAGAAAGAGATCGCATCCGCAAATGTCCAAAATGATCCAGATACCAGTCGCCATTTCTTGCTTTCCGAAACTCCCCCGTCCAGCGATAGCCGGTGGGCGGCGGTCGGTCGTTGGTGACGGTCGCGGTCAGGCCGTGTGAAGCATCCTGCATTAGCGCATCAACCAACTTTCGGTGGGCGGCATCGTCGGCCGTCACCGCCTCTAAGTCCTTGACACTCTCTGCGACTCGCTGTTTAATCTCGGCGATTTCCTGTTCGGTCATTCCGTGATAGGGGTCGGCGTCATTCATTTGGTTTCCTCCCTTGCTGCCGCGAGCGCGGCTCGCGCGCGTTCGCGTGTATCTCTTGGCAATGCATCAAACATCGTATATTCCGTCAAGTCACTTAGCGCTTCAACTAGCGCGGCGATGAGCGCAGTCCGCGCCTCATCATGTTGGTTTAATTCCTCTATGATGTCGAATAGCCTTTCCTCGTCGAAGGGATGCGGGTCGCGCTTGGCGATTTGGGTCAGCTCTGTGCTAATTAAACTGAGGGGTCGCATTTTTTGTCGCTCGCTTTCTTGCATTGAGTCCAGCCCAGCCCGTAGCCAGCGATGTACGCTAAGCGTATCACCGCGAGTGCGAGCCCGTAGGCGCATGGTGGGACTGCGTTTTTTATCAGCGGGCCAAACTCTGTCGTTGCCTCAAGCTCGGCTTTGGCCGACAAGCCCGCTGGGATTTTGTCGCCGTCGATAATGTCAACTTCCTCAAGGGCGTCGGCGATGCCGCGAGCGGCCTCATCGAATGGCTCGCTAAAATCATATTCCGTTTTCATGCTTCGCCCCGCAGTCTCTTGCCGTAAGCTTCGATGGCTTCGAGCGCGGCTTTCTCGCCCTCTTTGAGCCCCAGCGCAATGCCATCCGCAACAGCCAGGCAGAGCACATTGCGCTTGTCGCTCTCGTCGCCATGAGCGAGCATAGTCGAGTATTGGGCAATGATCCCATCGGCTATCGCTTCGCACTTGATTCTAAATTCAGTTTTTGGTTTGGCTTCCATGTTACGCCTCCGTTTCCTCTTCGAGTTTTCCATCTTCGGCTTTGGCTGACACCCAGCCCGCCACAAACATCAACCGCAGCGCCGTGCGGATGCCCCTCAAATACTCAGCGCCCAGCACCGGCTTGCAAATTTCGATGATCGGCTCGGACCAATCCGCCGCAAGCTCGGCAACGTGATTACGATGTAACTCGACCATGAGTTTTGCCACATCGAGATTTTCCGCATCGACCGTCATCGAGCCATCGGCCTCGCCGGTCGGTTTGTACTTGCTGACCCGCTCGGTCGCTTGCCTAATGCACTCTTTTAATTCGTTCATGTCCATTGTGATTCTCCAATTCAATCCGCGAGCACACCGATAGAGCCCCAGGCTATATCCGGTGTATCGCAAATAACAGCCGTGATTTGTTCTACGATGAGCGGCAGTCGCACTCGGTTCGCGCGAAACACCGGCAGTCCATCGGTTTTGGTGATAGCGCCGATGGAGTTGGCGGGATATCGCAGTACCCGCCAGCCCATCGCCGCCGCCACATTCAATTTCTCGCAATCAAGGCGATGCCCCTTAGTCGAATGATGATAGCCTTGGCCATCGACTTCGACCGCAATCCGCTGCGCTGGCCAAGCCAAGTCAAAAGCCCAGCCGCGTCCATGACAGAAGTTGTATTGCGGCTTGGCGTTGGCTTGGATGCTCTGGGGCAGCGAGCGCAACAGCGCTTTCTCCGCCAGCGATTGCTTTGAAGTCATTTCTTCAATTCCTTATTCCTGTCGGGATCGAGCAAGGGAGCCTCATCGGCCTTTGTGCCAAACGGTACGAAACAGCCCAGCGCGAAGTTGTCGCCGCTTTGGTATATCGCGTCCAAAAGCACAGACTTATCGTATTGCTCGGAATCACCGCGAGTGATTTTCTTGTAAACTCCCCCGTGCCCGCTGACGACATACACTTTCGTCGGGACGGCTAGGGGTAAAGACACCATATCACCTTGTTTCTTCGCTACCATTTTCGCCCTCTGGGGTTAGTGGTGCCGCTGCCGCTACAGCGGCTCGTAAATTTTCCGGTGGCACAGCGTCACCGGACTTCATGGGTTCCGGCATATCGGTCCCCATTTCCGCAAACTCTTCGCGCTGCAAAAACAAGCGGCAGCGCTCGCTCAATGGGGCGAGCTTTGCGGCTCGGCGCACCATAGTCTTGCGATACCAAAGCTCTGGCTGTGTGCAATACAGAGTGTCAGCGGCGATGTCGCCGTTTTTATTCTGACGCAAGTATTGCCGCGCATGACCGTTGAGCTTTTCGATATTCTCGACTTCGACCAGCCAGGGGCGGTTGTCGGCGAAGCCAATGCCCGCCCAGCATCCAATCCAATCCCCTCGATCTTGGCGCAAGTCATAGGTGTGCCGCACAGTCGGCGGAGTACCCAAGTCAAACTCGAAACTGTCGCCCTCATGCACCATGCGCGCCGTTACGCTCGCGCCGCACTCGTTTTGAATGAGGCGAATGAGCCCTTGATAGCCGAGTTGGAATTGCGCCCGGCCAGAATAAGGCACAGCATAGCCCCAGCCAAGAATGCCGCCGATGGGCAAGCCGACCGATACCGAGTCGAGCAACGTCACAAAAAGTGAGTTGTCGGTGGCATTGGCCAGCGGGTAGTAGTTTCGATCTTTGCCTACCGGCGTCCGAATTTGGTCAAGGAACAGACTGATATACCGCTCGACCGAAACACCGGGCGCAGCCGCCGCCGTCAAATTATCGAGACAGCCGGGGCGCTTGAACATATTTTCGATGTGGCGCACCCGGTCGGCGATTGTCTGACGCGGGGCTTCGCCCTGCGCTTCCGGTGTTGCTAGTTTAGTTGTGGGTCGGGGCATGTTTCCCTCTCGCGTTGCCCGCGCTCGCGGGTCAGTAGGTGGGTTGCAAGGCACAATAGGATACAGTCGGAGTTGAGCAGCGCGACACAATCGCAGCCAGCCCGCTCGAACTCTTCGAGCAAGCAACCAGCGACACAAGCCGCCGAAACGTCTCGGTCGCGGGATAGCTCGCCAGCTTCGAGCGCTCGCCGATGAATCTCAGCGAGCTTGTCGGCGTCGATGCTGTGTAGGTACTAGCTCAGCCGCTTCGATAGATGCTTGATCGTATCTTCGCAGCTAGCGTTGATTTTCTTGCCCATGTGATTCTCCAATCATTGAAAATGCAGGGTACGCACCCCGCGCGCGTTTGGTTTCCGCCAAACAACTTTTTTGCCATTGGGCAAAACACCCCTAGTGTTTGGCCCAAGCGTATCACGAAAACGGTTTTTCAAAAGATTCAGTTGCTCGGTAGTCGCTTCGATGGCCGCTTGGCAAACGCCAACGCGGTCATAGTCGGCGACTAAATCGGCGGGCAACTCAATTTCCTCATCCATCGGGTCCGCGTATTGCAGCGCCAGGGCGGCAGTAGTCGCGGCCGAACTATCGACAGCGGGCATAACACCGCTCTCGACCATTTGCCAAAACTCCACCGACCGCTCTCGGATGCTGGCGATTATGCCATCGTCACGAATCACGGGATGAAGTCTAAACACCGGGGGTCCGCCCTTGAACAGCCAAGCGGCGAAGTAGCCTTGATCGGCCCCCATCACAGCCAGCTCAACTTGCATTTGCATTTGGTAGGCGAGCGGCACAGCGGTATCCCAAGCGTCCGCCGCGTCGAACCATGCTGTTTTTACTTCAATCGGCCGCCAGCCCTTTTCATCGGGGCGCGCTGTGTAGAAGTCGGGAGTGCAAGCCAAGCGGCCAGGATTCCGGTCATCGACCCACAGCGTAAAACGGTGATTGCGCAGCAATATGAGCCCGGTCGCGTCCGTAAAATCTTCGGCGACTAAGGGCTCACAGCGCAATCCGAATTTGGCAAAGTCGCTCGGTTCTTCGATGACCGGCAAGGTAGTATCACGCTTGTCGAGCCACAACCCGCGAGCGCTACCCCATTGCGGCACAAGCCCAAACAACTTCGGGGCATCAGTCCCGGTGGTATATTTCCGCCGAGACATCAGCCAAGTGGATTCCAAATCATGTTCAATTTGTAGCATTGTGATTCTCCAATTTCTGCCGGGGTTTCGCCCGGCTCTCCGATTGTAGGCGGGTCGCAATCGGCTGTCAATTCTATTGACCGTAAATATATCGGAAAGTAATATAGGCAAGGGTGCATCTAACATAAAGGGCTTGACCATGAAGCTGCTAAACATCGACGGGGCGGCAAAGCTCGCGGGATTACACCGCGAAACTTTGCGGCGCTTGGCCCACTTGCACGGGCTCGGCGTCCGCTCAAATAGCGGGCGCTTGATCGGCATAAGTGCGAGTGATGTGGCGCGACTCCAAAAACTACGGCGTCCGCCAGGAAATCCAAACATGACCCCCGGCCAGGGGGCAAGGGAAATTGTAATGCTCCGCTGGGCTCGCCGTAAGCGTAAGCGGCGAAGGAAGTTACGGAAAACAGCCTAACCTACATGGTGGGAAAAATAATTTGCCGCAATCTATTGACCGCCTATTGCTGCCATTGTATACTTGTTTAAGCGGCAGGGAAAACCAGCCGCGAGAAAGTGAGAAACAAGCCAATGCTAACTCTGCACGATTCGCTCACCGAAGAGAGAATTTTGTCGGCGGTTGAGCAAGATGACAACTTGGGTTTCTGTATCGAGTGCGGCGCGGAAGCGTGTTGCGTCGAGCCGGATGCCCGTAGGTATGAGTGTGAGAATTGCGGTATGTCCGCAGTCTATGGCGCGGAAGAATTGCTCTTTCACGTTGTAGCCTAATCAAGCAATGGAGAATCACCATAATGAAAAACCAATGCCGAATTTGTGGGCAAGTTGGCGACTACTTCAAGGTAGTCACCGGCGAAACATTCGATAACCCGTTGCGTTACTACAAGTCGATCAAGGCGCGTGTGTGCCAAGATTGTTCCGAGTGCTGCAACAATACGGTGGAAATGGCGCAAGCCGTCGCCGCAGCGGATGCCGACCGCGCAGCAGCGCGGGCATACCAAAGCGGATGCGACTACGTTTGCGGCTATCGAGATTGAGAGGGAAACCATGAAAGCCGATAAAAGCTTCGGAATTTGGGCGGGCAAAATCAGCCGCCGCGATAAGCGGCAGCATCACCGATTAGCCCGCAAGCTCATGGTCAATGCAAAGGCGAGTCGCTTCGACTTCCTTTGTGTTGATTATGGGAACTTGGCCGACTCGCTCACGGGCGATGATCGACCGGTAATGCTTCCGCGCGATGCGGAGAATGGGGGAGGGAATGATGAACGTAATTTGTAAATCTTGCGGCAATCGCACTACATGGGCGAACCGCAAGGGCTGTCGGTTAGCTAATGCAAGGTGCGGATGTGGTGGCACATTTGTCACAGCCGCCAAATACAAGCGGATGATGCGAAAACACCTATTGCAACTTGGCTTTCCGACCGGCCCCGATAAGGTCGAAGCGGCAAAGCGGAAAATCGCGGAGCTAGCGACCAATGTGTTAGGGCCAACAAATCCCGCCGATGTGGACATAATTTTAACGTCACCGGCTTGCGGAGTTGTGCGGCTCGGTAGCAGTTCAAAGGCAACGGACTGAAACCAAAAGCTCACCGTGTTTAGGCGCGGTGACTTTTTGGTGCTCACTTCGGGCATCACTAGAACGTATCTCTTTTGAAGGGAGAATCACTATGGGTCATGGAATCATTAAAGGTCTTGACCATGTTGGCTCGACGAGGGGCGGCGAATGGCACACATTCGGCGAACTCATCGAGCGCGGCTTGTCTGCCGAAGAGGCGGGCAAACGCAAAAACTTGTTTTGGGGAGTTGACGGGTATCCGCTCGTAGCGGAATCCGCAGAAGCCCAAAAGACTTTGGAGCAATTAGCCAAAGCCATCGAGCGCGATGATATGATCGCCGCGCAGTCACTCTTCGCGCTTTATTATGGGAAGCGCATACCAGTTGACTCTCACGTTTTGAATGTTCGGCTGTCGGATGATAGCGGGCAACCGTGCGAGTATCCGCTGGGGATTGTGGGCAGCGAGTATGAGCGCTGCCAGAATCTCGAATTGGCTCGGTTCATGGATGCGTTGGCATCGACGGGTCAATGCAGTATCGAGACACTCGGCTCTCTTAGGGGCGGTCGCAAGGTATGGTTTGCCGCGCGAGCCCGCGACTATGAGATACAGCCGGGCGATGTGTTGCACGATTATTTGGTCGGCTCAAACTCTCATGACGGGAGCAACGCCATCCGAATAACGCCATCGACCGACAGGCCGGTTTGTTGGAACACTTTGCACTTAGTCATCCCAGAGCGGGATGATCTTTGGGCAAAGCCCGAAACGGCCGCCATCACGATTCGGCACACTGGCAACTTGGCAGACAAGCTCGAAGCGGCAAAGTACGCTCTCAAGCACTACCAGGAAATCAGCTACCGCAATCGGGAGTTGTTTGAGGCGATGGCCGCAAAGCGGCTCGACCGCGAGCAAGTCACCAAAGCTTTCTCCGTAATGTACGGGAGCTATTGGGTCGCGGCCTTACCCGAAGAGTTGACTTCGGTTGACAACGATGTGCGGCGCTTAGCGGAAAACCGCTACCGCCGACAAGTCGAAGCGACCGACAGCTTTTTGGCTCGGTATGATGCCGAGAAAACTAAGCTCGGAGCGGGCGACAATGCTTGGATGGCATTTAACGCTCTTAGCGGGTATCTGCAACACGATACCACAGCGCGGGGCGCGGATGATGATGCCCGCATCGCGCGGCGCGTCGAGTCGAATTTGTTCGGACTCAACGCGACTAGGACTCATGAGGCGCTGGCGTCGATCATGGCGCTGTGCGACGAGTGAGACAGTTGGGCGACGGGAAGATTATATTTCGGCGGAATGGCTGGCCCCAAATCGCCGTAAGTGTAATCACCCCGGTCGCCCCGGCTAGGGTCAACACCCCCAGCCGTATAATTGGTTAGGATGACCAGCGTAGGGCTTTCATGGATGAGAGCCCTTAGCCGGTCGGCTCGACCGAGAAAGGAGAATCACTATGTCACAAGTAGAAACGAAAACCGCTGCCGATGTGGTGGCGGAGAATCACGGAAGCGTATGGCAATTTTGGTTCAACACCGAAGCTGCCCGCGATTTTGTGATTGAGAATGTCCAATCGGAAGATTGGCAATGGTTGGGCGCGGCTCTGTGCGTCGATCATAGGTACGCTGGCGGGCTCGTTGAGTTTTTGCTGGCCAACGATTTTGATGTGAGGGTAACGCGATGACAACTAAAGAAAAGCTGCCGGTGATACGCTGGCATCCCGAAGTCTTGACCCAACACGGGTCATCGGTTCGGGAATCGTGCGACGGAATGTTTAAGATAGTGGTTTGCGACCGCTATGACGATATCCCGATGAAGCGCTGTGTGTCATGGTGGCAATTTAAGAGCGGGCGATGGGTACGCATTGGCGAAGGGCGGAGCATTAAAGCCGCCGAGAAAGCTTGCCGCATCCGCGCCGCGCAACTCGATGAGTTGGAATGATCGACAGCCGGGGTAGCAGGTCGGCTAGCGCCTGCGCGTGCTCGATGAATCCGTCAAAGTATTGAACTTTGCCGGGGAGAGCCGCCCCGGCTTTTTGCTACACTGGATTTAGCCGGGGGTAGCGGCTCGCAACCGCGTAGGCTCGACGGGCCATTGGCTTGCACCTGCCCGATGGCACTGACAGCCGCCCCCGGTTATAATCTTGAGTTGATGCTTTGGCTTGCCGAGTCGGGCGATTGTCATGTGTCGCCCGGCTCGGTTTTTTATTGCGCCATTGGCTCGCGGAGCGGGCAGTTGGGACAGCTCTCAACCGCCCGCTCTTTTTGTTTCCACTGGAAATTTAGCTCAACCGTGCAATGCGGATGTTCGATTCTCTGGGGATGCCCGCAGCGATAGACTTGCATGGTAGCGCAATGACTCCCCAGCGACTCATTCGCGGGCTCGATCTTGACGCCAACTTTCGGCCCCAGATATTTGCAGGGCAAGCGGAGCGCCGCCCAACAAGTCGGTGGCCAATCGCCGCACGCGTAGTCGGCTGGCACCCCGTCATAGATTTTGCCGCATTGCTCGCACATCGAGCCGCGCGGATTGGGGACCAGTTGGCAGCGGACGGTTATCACAGCGCTCCCGTATACCAATCAGTGAATGTCACTACTACGGTTCCGGTCGGCGATGAGCTAGCGCCCGCCGAGTGCTGGCCAGGAAATGAGCCGCCTATCGGGTAATGCAATAGCCAATCCGGCCAGGGCGGCCCAGCGCTAGTAAATGGCGAAGCGTTAGGCACGGTTTGATAAGAGAATGGGTCGGTGATACAGCCGGGCAATCCCAGCGAGAAAGCTGCCGGGTCATAGAGCCCAGCTACGGCCGGGTCGGGAAAGTTGGGTATCGGCCCCTCCGTAGTTGTGCCGTAAGGGTCGGTCGAGCGCTGGAAAGTGTTTGGCCCACCAACGCCGGTGCATAGGCTGGCATTGAAAGTTATCGAGTCGGGGTAGCGGAAAATCGGGATGCCGCCCAGAGTTGGATTGGAGTAAGTAATGATCGGTGTGTAGTAGTAGTATGTTCCGGCATTCCAAGTGCCGGTGTATTTGGTCCCGCCAAACCAGAATGCAGCGCTAATTTCCAATCGGCTGTTAGTGTCGGGATGCGCTGTATCTTGATTGATGAGCATTTTCACCCAAGCGCCTTGCTGGCCGCTCGGTGTATCATCCTCTTCGCAAAGCCAGTAGTTCGCGGTTTGCTGTTCCCAAGTCTCGGTGATTCCGCCAGTAGTGTAAGAGCAAACGCCATTGATGACGCGCTGCACAAGCTGAGTCCCGTTGATGTCGGGCAAGTATTGATTGCCGGTCGGGTCGGGCGCGAAGCTGCCCGCGCGAACATGACCGGGCCAGTAAGTCACCGCGCCCGCGCCCCAAGTGTGCCATTCCATCGTCGGATAAATAGGATGGCTGCCATCACCCCAAGGGATTTGCGGAGTCCCGGCGAAGCAATCCAGATAGTTATTCATCCGGCCGCAGACGTTGCAATCGGGAATGATGTAAGCGTAAGGAACATCTTCGCAGACGTAGCCGCCGACCGTTTGCACCCCTTGATGATGCAACACATTGGGACCGTCGCTCGCGTTGTACTCCAATCCATCCCACCAATCATAAGTCCACCGCGCGCCCGAAGTGGTGACGGTGGCCTTGTAGGGTATTCTCGTCTTGAGCGGCGCGTGCGGGTCATCGACCCCCAGCGCCAGCCAGGGAGGAACACAGCAACAGCCAAGAGTCCGCAAGCCCATCAGCCACCTACCGTGTTGCAAGAGTTGGAGATTACATCGGGCGGCGATGTCCGCATATCGCATTTGCCCGAAGTGTTGACCGCGAATGTTTCGGGGAATGTGTTTTGAACCGTTGTGCCAGAGCCATCGGTCGAGCCGTCATCGTTGTAGAGTTGGACTGTTCCGCTGCCGGGCGATGTCGGAGAGCCGGGGGTAATCGTTGCCGTAACGACGTAGCTCCGTATGGTCGAGCCATTGGGCGCGGCCAGCCGTAGCCGCATGCTAGTCGCATCGACTCCGCCCGCCACTAGGTAGCCGCCGCCACCGCTCGATACAGTCCAAGTGCCAGCCACAGCGCCGACCGCATCGCCGGGCGCTGGGGCAGGGCCAGCGAATTTGGCGACAGCCGGAAAGACATTTGTAGCGCGGCCAATGCTGCCATTTTGTATCGGGATTGGCCCATTAAACACAAAGATTTTGCCGCTATTCGCTGTCGGCTTGACTACCGTGTACGCCTCATCTTGAGTCGCGTCGAGATAGTTGGTCGCGTTGCTGATTTGCATGATCGACCATGCATCAATCGTTTCGCCCGAACCATTGCGCACGGGTATCGCATACCGCACGCGCATATCGCCGTAACCTTGATAGCCGCTCTCATCCATGTGCCAAACTGTGATGCTCGGCAGACGCTTGATAATTCTTGCGTTGATGCCAGTTGATTTTGTTTTGACCGGCCAGCGATTGCTCGCCGTAGCTGGCCACATAGCGATTGTGCGGATGGGCGATGCTCACGGTTGTCTCCGCCTCTCTTGTGCCGCCGCCGCTCCAAGTGATTTGATGAATACAGCCGTCGAGCACAAACGGCATGAGCAATTTGTAGTTCGCGCTCGCGCCCGGCTGTTCGACAAACGTGCTAACTTCGGCGTCAGTCCAATGCTCTAGCTGCAAATTCACATCGGCCAAGTTGGTTTCGAGACTCGCGCCAGCGTGTTCATCGTCTAAATCGGTATAGCGGTTGATCGCCGTGCTCTTAACGTCTTTGCGGTAAACCAAATGATCGGGGGTATCGTACTCGACTTCATTAAAATCTGTCTCCACAAAAACGCGGTCGAGTATGCCGTTATAGCCAGCATTAAATGATGTCTCAAAGAGCACATCGGCGGGTCCAGCGCCGCCCGTGTGCTCGTCGCCGACCAGCAACCAAATCGCCTCATCGAAAGTCACAATGCAGCGCTCGGTGTCGAAGCGGCAGGGCTTGGTATACAGCTCATGCTTTTGTGTTTGGTGCAAAAGCATGTCCCAATATTTAACATAAGCTTTTGAGTGCTTGGGGCGAAGTCCCCCATCATTCTGATCGTTGTTTACCCATTGCTGATCGACGAGCACATTGTAGAATTTAAGGTCTTTCATTTTCTGGGGCTGCTGCTGGGGATTGTTATAGCCCAGCGGCGTCCAAGGATTCGATTGATCGGATGGTGAGAATAGGCCAGTGATGCGGTATTGCCGAAACACACTCCGCCGCGCTAGGTCGCGGATTTGAATTGTCGGCCCATCGTTGATTTGAGTTGTGCCGGTTATCTCTTCAAAATCACCCCAAGGGTTCACCCATTTCCATTTTCCGTTTTTCGGCGCGTAGCTAAGTTGGTCGATGGGCTTGTGAGTCCCATCGACATCTTCGCCGACCGCTTCGGTCTTAAACACCGCTTGGAACAAAGTTGGCGCGCTCTCGGCGATAATCCTTTTGGGCTTCGCCGGTAGGAAGTCGGTAACGGTTCTGCCCGATGTCGGCCCCGGTGGGAGCTGCTGAGCGCCTTGACCAATCGGCCAGATTGTTACCTTGTCGGCGAATGGGTCATAACAAATCACACAGCCTAAGTCATCGCAAAGTTGCTCCAATAGCTGCGCTGGATTCTCGCCATCCCAATGCACTTCGGGGCGCTGATCGTTGGGCATCCGTGAGATGTCATAGCCAAGCTCTCCCATTTGTCCAAAGAGCGAAGTGGCCAAGAGTTGCGGAGTCATTTCGCGGATGTACGTCGCCGCTTGTCCAGGGACCGGGGGCAGCGGGATATTAAAATGCCCGTAGGCGCGACCGAAGCGCCATTTCCATCGGCGGTCGAGTATCCGCAGACGCCAAAAAATTCCGGCTGGCGTCACATTCAACACAGGTTCCTCTAACAAGCATTGAGGGAAAACCAATGTTTGAGAGTTAGCGCACTCGATAATCAAGTCATCGACTTGCAACAGCTTTGTTTGTTGCGGGTCGGGTACTGTTTTGATGTTGCAAATCGACGGCTGAATCCCGCGCGAGAGACAAAAGTGAAAGCCAGCGCTATAGCGCGTGCCGCCAAACAGAGCGGTAGTCGGGCCAATGTACATCAAGTCACCGTGCCGAGAGTGTATTTCTTGTTATTGGGGAGTTGCCAATCTATGTCCGCTGGGTTGCATTGCTCTAGGTCGATGCCGTTGGTATACGTCGCGCGCCCGTTGGCATCCCAATAGTGAGCGCCGGAATACAAATCGAGATTGGTGATCGTCACCGGCTGGCTAGCTTGATTTAGGTCAAACGTGCCGCCGCGCAAGACTACAACAGCGGTAATCGTTTGGCCATTATTCCAAGCCATCCTGCCATCGCCGCTGATCGTGACAGCCGGTACACTCCCGCCCGTCGATGTGTAAGCCACATTGACCGTACCGCCCATCACCACATAAGTCGCGGCTGTCGGGGCGGGTCCGGCAATCAGTATGCTCCCGCCGCTGATCGTGTAAGTCGCAGCGGACGCGGTATTATTCTCGCCAGTGACTTGAGCCGCCGCGATGCCCGCTGGGGTCGGCCCCATCGTGAAGCCGCTAACCTTATTGGCTTGCCCTAATTGGTCGGTAAACCGCACCGATGAGCCCGCCAGGACGTTGGGGGTATTGGTGACTCCCGAATTGATCGACAGATTGAGAGCCCGTAGGGATTGATCGGTGGGCCTCCCCGTGCCCATTACGGTTATCACCGGCTTTTGCCCGGTGCTCGAATAAGCAAAATTCATCATTGGCGAGCCCGCGCCGACCCCCAGCCCAAAATTCCAAGTACAGTCCGCGGCGCTTGAGCCCTCGGAGAGCACCGGGGCGAGCGGCAGATATTCGGGGTAGCTCTTGGCTGGGACATCGACGTTGACCGTCGAGAGCCCAATCTTGCCCGTGTAGCTCTGGTAAACGTCCATGTCAACGCGGAGATTCGCCCCGATGGCCGGAAGCCCGAAGCGGCAATCGACCGCCGAATTTTGGTAAACAATTTTGTCGCCGCTGGCTGGCACAGAGCCCGTTGACCAGTTGGCCGCATTGCTCCAAAACATCGGCCCCGTAGCAGCGGTCGGTGTTGTGTTAGCGACCGCCAGCGAGCCGCCCGTCACCGCGCAAGCGACCGTCACCGGGTAGCCGGTAAATGTGCTTGTGTTGGTCAGCGTCACCGTAGTCGCGTTGTCGCTCGTCGCCAAGAGCTTGGCAAACTCGCCGTATGTCTGCCCGCCAAAGTTGCTTGTCGCGTCGAGCGAGCCGACCGTCACAATCGGGGCAGTCGCCATGAAAGCGTTGGCCACAGCGTTGGCCACATCCGCCAGCGCGTGCGCGGTGTTCATGGTGACAACGAGCGCTTTGGAGTTGATCGTGATTGTAATGGTCGAGCCCGCAGCCGGCGCGCCGCTGAATACGAGCGTTGTAACTTGAGCGACCGCCGGCGCTGCCGGTGTCCAGATTTTAGTTGCCATAGTTTAACCCCTCCCGATGTCTCGCGGTGGCGGAAGCTGGCCGGTGCGGTTCGATGTGAAGTGATAATCCCAGCCGACTCGCACAAACTTGTTGCCGTTCTCATCGTAATTCGGCGCTTCCCAAGTAACGTGATAACCGTGAGGCAAGTCGATGTTGTTAGGGTAAATCGGTAGGTTATATTCGGGCATCGCGTTGACTCCGACCGCGTAGCCGGATTGTGTTGCAATCACGTTGGTATTGGATGAAACGATTTGCGGGATGGCCAGCCCGTTGTCTAGCTCTGGCCAAACAACTCGCGGCCCACCAGTGCCGATGACCGTGATTGTTTCGTTGTAGCTCCACACCGCATGATTGACCGGAATCTCAGCGACAAAGGCAATCGAGAATGGCTGACCAGTTGCGAAGTGAGCGCGAAAGTCTTGCGCAGGAAATGTTGGACCGATGACTTTGTTGGTCAGCGCAACGGAGCCGTCGATCTTGTAAATAGTTTCGCTGCCGTCATCGCGGAGTAGCACAGCGGTCCCGCCGTCGAGCGCGTAGGCGTTGAGAATTTCGCGGATGCGCGCGTCGATGGCCGTTTGGCCGGATGCGATAAGCTCGCCCTCGACCGTCATGGTGACAATCCAGTTGATCGGAATACCGCGCGGAGTATAGCGAGCGCGACGCGAGATATGCGTCACCATGCACTCGTTATTGGGGTGTTGGTATCCGTTGTAGGAAAATATCATCAGTGTCCAGCCGCTTGCATCGCCGCTTGCTGTCCCAGCGCGTGCTCGGCAGAGGCGTCGAGCATCCGATGGGCGGTCGCGTCATAGTTGCGCTGTAGGTCGGTCGCCTTATTCTCTTCCGCTTGCTCGGTGATTCGCGCGCCCTCAAGCCCCATCGCCGCGAGTTTTCCCGCAAAGCCACCAACTCGCGTACCGAACAAGTCGGCGGCAGTCCGCAAACTGTGCTCGGCTTGCTCTGTTTCCTCGAATTTCTTTTTGGCTTGTGTCTGCATTTCGGTAACTTGAGTGCGACCGAATTGCTCGTACTGCGCCTCTGCCGCGTCGGCTTGTTGCTGAAAAGCTGCCTCCGCTTTGTCCATCCCCTCGACGCCACCATATTCCTTCATCACTCGCTCGCGGAGCGCCGGCTGTGCAGCTATCATTTCAGTCCATTGGAACATTCTGCCGGTGCGCGGGTCGAACGCCTCTCTGCGCCGCGGTATCATTTGCTTGGCCTCTTCAATTTGCCCGATTTTGGCCGTCGCTTCCTCATAGCGGGCTTGCGCGGAAGCTTGCGCCTCCGCAGCCATTTGGATGCGCTTCGCCGGGTCGGCCTCCGCTGCAATCCCCTTTTCCTCAGCGCGCGCGGCTTGCCGGTCGGCCTCTTGACCGGCTTTGGCCCCTAATTCAATCGCCTCTCGGAGTTGCTTGTTGTGTTCCTCTTCCTGGCGAATAATTTCCTCTTGCTTTTCGGCGATATGGGCATAAGTAGCGTAAATACCCCCAAGAGCTACGGCGGCAACTCCGAGCGCAATGTCAAATTCTCCGCCCTTCAAGATGTCGTTGAGCGCGTGTACCGAGCCGCGAACAATGTCAACCGTCGCGGCGACGTTGACCATGCTGTGTACTACGTGCTCTAGGTCGCGCGAGCTATTGGCGGAGAGTAGTGCGATGCCGCGCCCCAACTCGGTAACGGAGCGGACAGTGCCCATCATGCTATGTACGGATATTTCGCCAAACTCCCTCGATGCTTCGCCTTGCTCTTTGAGACTCCGCGACACTTCGCGGCCAGCGTGACTTGCCCGCTCCGCAGCCTTGACTTGCTCATCGTAGGCGCGGCGAATCGACTCCATCTCTTCGGGGTCGAGCCGCTCTTGATCCAGCTCCATGCGGAGTACAATCCGACCCTCTTGAATAATGTCATCGGCCACTTTTGGACTCCGAGTGTAGGTATTCCAGCACAGCGCCGGCTATGTCAATTTCGGTTTCCAGCAAGTCGAGAAATGATTTTTTGACTTCCTCAAATAACAGCGGTGTGACAGTTTCGGGATGCAGTCGCAGCGTTTGCCGTTTCACGTTGAGTAGTGAGGCAATCCAGTTGTGTAGCTCGCGGTCGAGCCGATGGTGGGCAACTCTCTTTGCTTCCGAATCCATTGACCCGAATCCTCCGCCGCCTTGATCGCCAAGGCAGTCTCTAAAACTAAATCGTCATCGGGCCAGCGACCCGTCAGCACACATTTTCGATAATGTTGATACTGACGCCAATGCCGCGCGCTTAACGTATTGGGTGCCTCCGGTGTGCCTTTCGCACAGCCAATCGGGGTTTTGCAGGGAGGCGGTTCCAGGCTCGTTTCGCGCGGTAACTCGCGCCCGCCCGCGTATTTTCTGACCAGCCCCGTCTCTTCATCGTAGGAAAATCGTTGACAGTGATTGCAGTCACGGAAGTACAGCCGGGGATTACCTATCAGCAAGGCAATCCCGCTTCGGAGTTTTTTATTTCGTCGCCTCTGGTTTGATGTGTCTCAACGCCATCGCTACACGGCTCGTCGCCGTACACGATGGCTTGCAAATCATTCATCGGGTTATAGAGCAACTTGCCGATGGAAAACGCGCTAATCTCGATCTTGTGTCCCGCCGCGTCTGTTAAGTCCCAAGCGTCGATCTTGCTCGCCAGCAATGCCGCATGACGCTCCGCGCGCGGAGTTGCCTTGCCATTGAGCGGGCTCGACGGCTCATACACAGCCGAGACTTCGCCAGCGGTAGCCATCCGATAGCGAATCCGAAACGGGTCATACAAGCCAGCTTTCTTCGGTGCAACGATAGCCTCGCGCGATTGTCCATCGTCATAAGCGCTGCGCCCCATTGTTCGCCCCTTTCTGTTAAGGTGTTGAGTCCACAGTCCAATTAAATTCTGGATTGGTATTGTCCGAGCGCGCCTCATAGCGCAAGTGAAACGGCATTTCGCCCGTCATCGGCTGCTCGATGCCGGTATCCGGCGCGACTACGTTGTAGAGCGTAATCACCGTGCCGAGATTGTCTCTCGCCGCAGTTAGTGTGATTCGGCCAAGGGCTAGCTTGTCGCCCCAGAGCGTTGACCAAGCGCTCGATGTGAGCGGCAAGTCCAGGTCGAGCGTCACTATCCGGCCTTGCGGTCGGATGCTGACCGCCGTGCGATTGTTGCGAAACTTTTGATCGCAGCGATTGTCAACCGTCAACGTCGCCCGCTCAAAGTTGGGAGTGAATGAGCTTTGATCGTTAAAATTCAATCCGTTGGCGAAGTCATAGAAAACCATAGGCTGATACTCTTCCGTGATGCCCATGACCGGCGCGCTGGGAAAGGTTTGAGTGCCATACGCTTTGCCGACTACATCCAGCTCTAATTCGAGCGGACCAGGGCGGAAGTTGATCCGCGCGCGGCTGACGTACATTTCCGTGAACATTTCGGCATTGGTATCCGTGCCGGTGAATGTCGATTGGCACATATCAAACGGCAAAAGATTGAGCGCCGGAATGTACGGAGTTGCCGCCGTTCCGCTGATCGCGGGCATGAAAAAGTCGAGAATCTTAAAGCTCAAGTCAAACGTCATGCTGCCCGCAACGCGCTGAATACCATGCCGGATGCGGAATTGCTTCCGCGAGCGGTCGCCGTAAGCGCCCATCGCGTCCACAATCTCATCGGTGACTTTGAGATTCGAGCTTTTGACATCGAATTGCGGGCAAGTGTTATCGAGCGCCGCGGGGGCAGTCGCGCCGACACTGGTTTGGCGAAACACATAGCGCCGCTCCCAAGCGTAGGCGGCATAATTGGTAATCGTCATGGCGTCACCATGTAAAAGCGCCGCGCGACGGGGGGCGGTTAAACTGGCGGGGCGCACCAGTTTTTCTATCCCGCCGCGCGGCTAAGCTCCCATTCTTTGAACTCCGTCAAACACAGCGGCGACAGCCCGCCGCGCAAAACTTTTAAAGTAATCGAGATTAACTCCGATGTGCGGACGCGCTGGCATCTTGCGCGTGCCGGTTTGCAAAAATCCCGCGTACTCGACCGTTGTGCCGTAGACAATCATGCAGCCATTGTGAGTGCGGAGTCCCTCGCGCACCGAATCACCGCTGCCGCTCGTTGTCGCTTCGGCATTCCACAGCCGCAGCGTATCTATCAAAATGATTTCGCTGCCTTTCTTGGCTATCGTCAATGGGGATAGCTCTTGCCATTGCTGACCGCTGGGGCTTTTACCCACAGCAAACAATTCGGCTTCCCACATTTGCAGATAGCTAATTTCCTCTTTCATCCATGCTTCTAAATCGACGTTGGCGAACTTCGATTTGAGCATGTTGAAAAACCCCGGTAGTTGGTTCATGTCAGTCATGTAAATGACTTGATGGCTCATATCCGCGCCTCCCAAGTGCAAAGCCTAACCACTAGATATTGAGCCACAAAATGCCGCTTAAACGCTTCGGGTATGAACGCTTCGCCCGGCTCGCACTCGACGTAGAGCGGTTTGGTTGTGCCGTCCTGGGGCATGCTCAGCACTAGGCTCGGCATCCGCACCGGGGCAGCGTGACTAAAGCGCCGGCGAATTTGCTGACGCCAAAATAACCCTAAGCCGCACTCATTGACGCTCGCATCATTGGCAAAAATCATGCTGACCATAGCCGGATATTCGATCTTTTCGTAATTCGATGTCGCGTCCGAGTTAGCCAGTAGCTCACCGCGCTTGACTATGGTGACGTAGGGCGGCGGAGTAACGCTCGGCAACTCCCAGCTAAAGCTCCGTACTAACACTCGATCATTGGGCAACTCTGGCAGATTGAGCCCGATAATCTCATCCCGCACAATTTCGAGCCAAGCCCCGAAAGCTGAGTCCTTCACCGCTTTGGCGTTGACATCAAATGACATTGACGGGCTTTCGCTCCAAGAGCATGAACCACTTCGACCGCAGACTCACAGTGACGTTGAGGCACACCCAATCGTCACCAAACACGGTGAACGTATCATTGATCTGCGGCTGAAAATCGTAGTTGGTGGGATTCCAGCAAGTCACCGGCATTGTCTCGTAGCTCAGAGACAGGCCGACCGCGAGTGCGGTCCAGATAGGGCGGGTCAGAGAGCCGCGCCGCATTTTTAAGCCGTAGATGTTATTGCGATAGCGCGGATTCGCAGAGATTCCCTCTAGCGGTTGCTCTGTCCGATTGTCCGGCTTAAAGTCGGCATCGAATATATCGGTATGAGCCCGCCATTCATTTTGATAAGCCGTGCCGTAATCGGGAGCTACACCCATCAGTAATAAAAGTCATCGCTAGCTACAGGGATTGCGTAGGGTTGCAGTCGCACCAATTCAGCCTCAAGCCAAACGATTGTGTCGCGTAAGTCCCTCAAGTATTGGGAGTGATTGACCGACTCGTTGCCGCTTGTGTTGGGTAAGTTGCCAAACGCGCCATCGACCGTCATCGCGTCCGCGAGCTTCTGTCTCGCGCCCGCGAGCGCGGCTTCTGTCTGCGCTATGGCGGCTGTTATGTCCATTACCGTGCGGGCGCGGCCCAGGGTCCGCCCGTCATCATGCTTCGGCTCTTTTCCTCGTCAGCAAAATACTTCTCGTAAATCTTGTCCTCTTCGGGGTCGGCGGGCTCGCAATACCATTTGCAAATCGGCAAGAATTGCTGTAGCTCTGGCTTGTCGGTGTAAATCGCGCTGATCGCATGATTGGGTGCGAAGCGCGGGCCAGTTGGCCATTCGCCGCTCTCCAATCTGATCGGCCCATACTCGACCCCCTTGATGCGGACCCAGCACTTCCATTCGATCATCACGACTTTATGCGCCGGTGCGCCGGGCTCGCGGTGGCCCTCAGACAGCGGCAGCGCCGCCAAGTCCGCGTGTTCTTGCCGGGGGCGCTTCTTGCCCTTTTTCTTCGGCTGCAAAATCTCCGGTTGCCCTTGATCGGGCATATCGTCGAGTGACGGAGGCGCTTCCAATGTGGACGCACCACTAGCTTTGCTGTTTGCCATATTTCGCCCCTAGTGTGAAAACCTTACGGAGTCGATTCGGCAACGTAACGGGGATTGTAGACCCAAGGAACTCCCCATTCGCTGACCTTCCAGCGCTGAATGATGTCGTTAGTAAATTCCATTTCACTGTTCGCCGGCGCTTCAACCGCTTGCGCCGGGCTAATCTCCGTGTACTTAAATGCCTTTTTGAAAATCCCCGCGAACCAATTCGCCGTCGAGCCCGAAGCCACAGCGACCAGTTGCGAAGTTATGATGTCGAACAAATTCCAGCCGTTCGGACTGCCGTCGAGCGGATTGGGCGCGTAACTCCGATAGTCGATGCCGGTGTTGGTGCTCGTTGCCGTCGTGTTGTTGACAGCGCCGGTGTTGATCGTATCGGTTGTATTGTCGATGCGCACTTGAGTTGCCCGCTTGATATTCAATGCCGTGAGCGCTTTGGCGCTCGGCACTAGAACTTGCAAACGGTCGCCGTTGAGTACGTCGATCACAATGCCGGTGTTGGGGTCTTGCACTTTGTCAAACATCAGCAACATTTGCTCGATGTTTGTGTAATTTTTCAAATCGTTGCCGCTCATCAAGTTGGTGAAGTCATGCGTTGTCGCGGCGTAAGTCGCATAGGTCGTTTGGATGCCCAGCCCCTTGCGGTTCCATGTGTTTGGCCCATTGCCGGTGACACAAGCCAGAATCCGCATTTCTTTGTTCAGTGCCACAAACTCGGTGACGCGCGCGGCCTCCGTGAGCAACATTCCGGTCAAGTCTTGCAACACAACTTCGCGGGTCAGCGGGATGATAAACCCGCGCTTGTACGCTTCCGGCGACTCGACCCAATCTTCGAGCAAACCGGCATTGGGGTAAGGCATCCCTTCGCCAATCCGCTCCGCCTCATCGCCAATCATGCTGACGCCAGGAAATTTCTCGCCGCGCGGCAGCTTGCTTTGCCAGGTTTCGCACAGAGAATCGCCGATGAACTTCGGGAGCTTCATCGTTTCCAGCACTCGATTGACAAGTAGCTGGCCGATGATGTTGGTGAAAGCGCTCGTCTCGACGCCACTTTCCTTGACCTTGATGAGACTCATCCGCTGATTGGGATTAGGGTTTCTGCCCCAATCGCGTAGAATCTCATCGGCATCCGAGACAGTCTCGCGGAACACTTCATTGATGCTGACTTCCTCGGCAACCAAACCATACTTGTTGATCGCTTCGGTAACATGCCGGTTAAACCGGGGCAAATCCTTTGCGGCCTCATACTTCCGATATTCGCCGACAAGCTGCTCGGTGATGTCGATATTGGTCGATGGCATTGCAAATTCCTCCGCGCCGTCGCGGTCAAAAAGTGAAAATCAATACTCGGTCGTTGCTGGCCACTGAGGCACGTAGGCGGTCGAGCCGCTATTTGTCCAGCGCGCCGCCGGCGCTCCAATCCGCTGGCTAATTCGCACTAAGTCGAGATAGGAAACTTCATTGTTCGAGCCGACCCCAGACTCGTATTGGACGCAAGCGCCGAAGTTGGACGCCACAAAACTTGTGTAGGTCAAGTTATGGGCGATGATCGGTCGGCCAGTTGTCGCCGGGTCGCGGAGCAGGCGCACATTGGTCCCGCCCGTGCGGTCGATCAAGTAAGTGACTTTGGCCACCGTCGAATTTTGTGGCGCGATGATAATGCGGTAGCTCTTGAATTGAGTGCCGCTCGCGTCATTGTTCTCATCGCTAGCGGTGTCGCCGTAGACTGTTCCGGCAATCGAGCAAGTGCCGCGAAAAGCCAGAGTTGCCGACTTTTTGTAGATGCCGACGTTGCTGGCGCTGACCAAGAGCAGCCCGCCGTTTTGAAATACGCTTTGCGATGCCCAAGTGTTATTGCTCAAGCCGATGAATAGAGCTTGGGTGTTGGTATTGGCTTCGACCGACAAGAGCCGGGCGTCGATTTGGATGGGCGCGACGTTTTTGACGATCCACTTATTGAGCGTGTAAAGCTGCGCCTCTCGGTCGGTTGCACCGCCCGAAGCCGTCAGCGTCACCGAGCTTGCCGCCGCAGTCGCCGTGAGCGCGCCCGTGCAAGATGTGCCGCCGAGAAAATTCCACTTCGATGAGCTATCGTAGTTGTGGAAATGATCGAAAAAATCGTCTTGCTGGTAGGTATTGGCGTTTACCGCCTCCATGATGACTTTCGACATTGCTTAACCCTCGATAGCTAGAGTCGCGCTTTAGGCTATACGCACTAACGCCGTGCGGCCTCGATGGCGCGGGCAAACTCTTCACCGTTCTTGTGTAGCTCGCCGTTGTCGGCTTGCTCTTTGGCCTTTTGTTTTGGTCGCTCGACTCCGCGCTTGAATGGGGCGATGGCTTTGTAGGCGCGGCGCATTTCGTCAATCGTCTTGTGCTTGACCAGTTGCTCGACTACATCGCTCTTGGGCGCGGTCCCGCCATCGGCGCAGACTTCATGAGCCATCATGCGACGAGAGATTTTGGTTTGTTCCTCTTCATCTTTCTCATCGTCATCCTTCTCGTCTTTCTCGCCGCCCTCATCTTCAACGTGCTGGGCCTTATGGTGTGAAGCCACCAATGCCTTGACGCGCTTTTGCTTGTCTCCCAATTCGGCCTCTTTGTCGCCCATGATGTTTTGAATTGCGCCGCCGAAAGCGTCATGCAAATGATCTTCCGGCGTCATTTCGTCATCTTCATCGTCTTTGGCCGCTTCGCTGACCGTGATGACTTGCTCGCAAGCTTGCTCATCGGCGAGAATGGCATCGCGTAATTGCCCTAGTTCGCCCTTCAAGCCCTTGCACTTGTCGAGACATTCGCGGACTGTCGTTTGCTTGGCGCTCATTGCAGCCTCATTTGCTTGCTCGAAAACACTCCGCGCCGTAGCTGGCCCATCAACTAAGTCGATGGATTCGGCGCGGCAGACTTCCTCGACGATGTTCTCTTTGCCCTTCCGCGTCATGCGGACAGTGTGAGCGGGTGAAAACCCTACGGCGGGAGTATTGTTCTCAGCATCCCACAAGAATTGCTCGGCGAGCGGATGCTGGGGGTTGTAGCGCAAGTCGCCATAGCATCCCTTGCCCTTGACGTAATGCACGTTTTCAAACTTGCCCAATCGCTCCTCATACGAGCGCGGGCCATTCTTTGCCGAGTGATTGATCCGGCAGACAGCGCCCTCGTACACGGGTACGGCTTTCTCAGCCGCTTGCTCCGTGTAGCGCCGATTATTGGCGGATTCGAGTCCGAGTAGTTTGCAATTTCGGACAACGCCAGCCTTGCGGTCAACTTTGCCAGCGAAGTCGAAAACTTCGGTGATGCGCAAGAGTTTGCTGCTCATGCCCCCACTATCGGCGCGCAGCAGCTAGGGTCTAATACCCATGTTTCGGCTCAGCCGAAAGAATGTTAAGAATCTGGATCGTTTAAGGTTTGCACCCATTCATTGCGGCAGTCCATGCATTTGCACTTCCAAGACAAGCCCTTTTTCGACCAGACGCGGGTGAACGTCGAGCCGCAGAGCGGACAGTCGAGCGCGTACATTCGGCGCTTGCCATAGCGCCGCTTATGGGTCGGCTTTTTCTTTTTCACCGTCTGCCCCTTGGAGCTTCACAAAGACATCGGCCTCATCGAGCATGACCAAATCAATGTCATCGAACTCGATGCCGAAACGGGCATATTTGCGAAACGCAATTCTGTCGCCCGCGTGAATCTCCATTGGGGTCAATTTGCCCGCGCGATTGTGCGAGCCCGGTCCAGCCTTGAGTACCGTGCCGACCGCTTGCGGCTCGGTTGACATACTCGGCAAGTGAATCCCGCCCCTAGTCTTAACGTAATATGGGTCGCGCTTAACTAGCAGCATCCGGCCCATCGGCTGTATCCGCCCCGCTATCGCTAGCTCGTCGAGTGTCGGGTTTTTCGTCATCAGTATCTAATGGTGCTATGATTTTCCGCTCGGCACTTTGCGGAACGTCAATTTCGTACTGCACTTGTCTGAACTCGTTGGGAAAATTGTGCCGTAGCCACTTGAGCATTTTGTACGGGTCTTGGACCGATGATATTGACAGTCCGACCCCGGCGACTTTTCTCCCCTCGGGAGTCTCGATCAACACTTTGGCTATATCGCAATTAAACATCGTCGATCATGGTCACATCGCGCGCGGGCATGTCGGTATCGTCGCGGAGAGTGCGGACCAGCCAATCGTTACAGGACTCGCAAACATGGTGATACAGCGCGTCATCGGCGACGGTTATCAAGCAGTCATCGCACACAAAGTCATCGCACAAGTCGCAGCGCTGACAGCCCAGCTTGCGCTCGCCGCAGTTGATACACTTGTGGAATTTTAGTTTCAAATGTATCCCGCCAACACCCCTTCGGGCACTAACTGTAGCTCTAGCTTACAAACGCAATTTGGATGGGGGTCGGGCGGACCAAACGGAAATTGCAAACCCCAGATTGCGCCCGGTAATCCATCGAGCGGTTCGCAAATCTCGCAGGGACCAGTTGCCGATTGTTCTGGGTGACAAGTCCAGAATTTTTCGACGCGCAGGCCAGCCATTGCCTCCGCTCCAAGCGCCCCAGGGATGTCATTGGCCGCGAGCTTTTGCGCCGCCGTTGTGGCTTTGGTCGCGTAGTAGTTGGCGACTCGACCGCTCATCGCTTCGCTAGTCGCCTCATCGACGCTCCTGCCAGCCTTGAGCCGATCTTGGATGCCATCGCCCCAATCGTCCATAATTTCCCTGCTCAGGTCTATCGCATGATGTGCGTGAGAGTATGTAAAGCCAGCTTCCCAATCAATGTCGTCGCCCTCGCCATCCGTGCCGCCGACCAGCGTATACATTTCGTCGCCGTACACATCGGACATCAGCACAACCAGCGCCGCCGAAGCGCCGTCATATAGCTCTTTGCCAAAATGCTCCCAAAAATCTTCGGGTATCTGCTCGACAGAGCCATATTGGGCAATCGCCGCATTGATTCGGTCGCGTTGATCTTCGCGCAGCGTCGAGAACAAAGCTTGCAAATCCGATTGGGCCTTAGAGCGCAAATCTGCCGTATTTTCAGCCATTTTTGCAAAGTCCGCCACATGGCGGATTATCTATGTTACTACTGCAATTTTGGTGTTTAGCCACCAAAGGCAATCAGAATCAAGGCGATTACGATGATGACCAGCATAATCAACACGGCTTTGGCAAACATGCTCATTCGTCAGCATCCGTGAACAGCGCCCACCAAATCCACATAGCCAGAGAGATAGCCCCGATGATAATTACCGCCACCAATGCAATTATCTTGAGGATGTGCATAACAGCGCCGGCCTCCCGCAGTCAACGCAACTACGGAAGCGCCGGCTCGCTGCGTCCCAAACGTCGGTTAGTGCGTCGGCCAGTTGGCGACAATCCAGACAATCACTACTATCGCCATAATCACCGCGCCCACAGCCGCGCCAATCGCCCCGGCAATGAGATAGCCCCAAATAGTGCTAATACCCCACAACGCAATTAGGGCAGTAGGCCGCGGCTGGCGCAGCGTAGACGGGTTGAGCGTAGACGGGCTGTTGGTAGGTCGGCTGGCCGTAATAGACTTGCTGGCCGTAGCTCGGTTGCGCGTAGTAGCCATAAGCTCCGTAGCCGCCGGCGCTGCCCGCGCTGCCCGCTGAGCCTCCGCCATAGTATCCGCCCGCTGAACCCGCGCTTCCTCCGCTAGTGTAATAACCCCCAGCACTTCCGGCGCTCCCTCCATAATAGCCACCAGCGGACCCAGCACTACCGCCACCGTAGCCGCCGTAGTAGCCACCATAATTTCCTCCATTGCTCACGATCACCGTTTGATTTCGACCGCCGAACAATCCGCCCCCGAACAAACCGCAGCCCCCGCCACCAGCCCCGAACAGTCCGCCCCAAGCGTGAGTCTTTTGCGGAGTCGGATTGCAGCCGATCATGACCAGCGCTAACACAAATACGATGATTGACTTCATTGCTTGTTTCCCTCAGTTAGAGCCCGGTGTAATTCTTCGGCGAACCGCCGAATTTCCGCATCACTAAAATCGGACGGGCGACCGATGACTTTGCCCACTGGCGTAGTTGTAGAATCGTCATCGACCGCCTCCGTCCGTTGGACCCCTTTCACACTAATCTCTGTTTGGTTTTTCAAATCAAATACCGCCATCTGATCGTGTAGCTTGCCGAGACTAAGCGCCCGCGTTTTGCTCGATACAACTTTGCTTAGGTCGAGATACGCATTGTTATTGTGAGTCCAGCCGCCAATGTGGATGCTGGGGTCATCGAAGTAATCGCGGTGCGACTTGATGAACTCTACTATATTATCGGGCTTGAACTCCGCGAGCGGAATACGCTTTTCTTGCCCGCGATAGATGCCCACCGCGTAACCTTTTTTGGGGCTCGACGCTAGCTTGGGCTGATAGGTAAAACCGCCCCCGCTGGTCAGTTGCCTGGACAACTTGCTCGCCGCGCTCGCGGTGTCCGATGTGGCAAAGCGGCCTTTAGCGTCATGGTGCTCGTTGTGCTCGCGGACATATTCAAGCCCAAACTCCGCAATGTCAAACTCGTAGACTTGCTCAAACGTCCATTCGACTTGCTCGAACCTGCGCTTGCTGGCGATGAGCCGTTGTCGCTTCACCATTTCGCCGGTGCGCTTGATGAAATGGTCAACGTCTTTCGGTTCAGTCCAATCCGGCCAATGCGAGCCCGAGGGAAACTTGCCCATCATGGCCGCATCGCCGCCGAGCCGCGCCGCTACTCCGTGATGCGCGTCATCGAGCCGCATATCGTCGGCTGTTTGATCGTGAGTCGCATAGAATCCGTCGCTGACGTATAAATTGCCGTCGCCGTCGATAAGCCCGCGAACTCCAAACCGCTGATCTCGCACTCCATTGATGATGGCTTGCATTTGCATGGGCGATGGATTGACCCAAACTTTGTATTGCTCGCCCTTGCTGCCGTAATCGTGCAATTCAACGTGAGTCGGCTCGCGGCCTTTGGCCCCGGCCAGAGTTGCCGAGTCGCTGTCGGCGAAGCGGCCTTGCGCGTCATGATTCTCGTTGTACTCGACCGCTGGACGCAGTACCACAAAGTCGGAAGCATGACCCGTGAGCCGCGCTTGCGCTGGGGTCAATACCTCAAAGTCGGAAGCTTTGCCGGTTAGTCTTTGTTCCGCGTTGCTCATTGTGCAACCAAATCAACGTCGATGAATTGCTTGCCGCCCTTGAATCCGACAGACTTGACTACCAGCGGACTTGATCGCGCAAACACAAGCTCTAGCTCGCTCTGTGAGCTAACGGCGTCGATGTATGCCGCGTGAGTGCCAGCCGGAACATGAATGTGCAACTCTGCGCCCTGCGCTCCCTCGAATTTCGCCGCGTGTTCCGGCGACAAGGAGGCTGACATAAAGCCCCGGTCGATAATCGTCGAGCCCGCCGTGATGCCCGGCAGCTTATCCGACAGTCCGCGCGTCACCACAATATCGGTCGGGATTGTTCCCTTGCTGATTGCGCTATCCATTCCCGCCATGACCGGCAACTCTAATTCAGGCACTTGGCGTCCTTGACGTAGCGACTCATTCACGACAACAAAGGCCAATCCTTGATAGCGGACCATTGCCATTCGATCTTCGGGGCTGAGCGATGCGGTCCAATTAGCAAATTGCTCGCGCGCCCACTTATCGGCCTCCGGCGCTTGGCTAGCGTCAAAAGTCGATGGCGTTACAGTAAATGGCGAGTCGGGCTCGACCTTGGCCGCGGGCTCTCCGTACATCGTGTGCGCAGAGGCAACTTGCTGCATCAAGTCATCGAGCATCTTTTTCTGCGCGTCGAGTTGGGCTTGGCTCGGCTCATGACTTTTACCGCCGCCTTGATCGGCGAATTTTCCGTGCGAGTCGCGCAGTTGATCTTCGCTGTACTCCACAATCCGCTGCTGCATCCCGAGTAACTCGTCAACTAGCTCGATAACTTGCTCTCTGGCCATCGAGCTATGTAAGCTCGGTGCATCGCCGCCGCGCCGCATGACTTCCTCGCGCGTGCCGCCCGGCTGATACGA